AAAGCGATGGCGTGAAGCTCTGTTAGGACACCACGCGCAATTAGCTTTGGTATCTGAGTCAGACGAGATACACGTTGCAAGCGCGTCATTGCGCAAAATCCCGCGCGGTTTGCACGCGCGTTCAGTTATTCAATGTGTCGAACCTGATACAGGCGAAATCGGATGCTGGCTATTCACTGGTGACTCTCATCGCGAGCCAGGCTCGAGAGTCTCGCCTGTGTTCTCTGATTGTCTTGAGCTTTTCACATGGTGTCGAAGGAACAACTGGCGTAGATATGGTCTAGCTGGCTATCTTTACGAGCCATGCGCTTAACTCTCTCTCTCTCTCCGCCCTGACGCTCTCCGCTCAGGGCTGCGCTCTCAGCTCAGCTCTGGCCCTGTCGCACGCTCGCGCTCAGGATCAGGACCAGCCGCTCATAGTGTCGCGACTCTAAGGGATCGTTTTTCTGGCAGCGAACCGTGCGCCGGACCCCTACCCGGCACCCCCGCTGGAGGGAAGCTGAGTGATTGATAGGGTGTCCCAGAGAAAATGTTCACTTTTCAGAACTCACTCGCTTAGGGTCCCATAAGCATGCTTTCTCGCCAGAGCGACCGTCTCTCCCACCCCTGGGGGTAGGCACCCATATAGCGCAGGGAGCGTGGTTTGAGTCCCGTTTCGAAGGAAAGTTAGCTTTTTAGATCTACCCGTGTCATCTTCTCGAACTCTTTCTCTCACATTAACTTGTGCCGTTTTATAGGTGACGCCTTTGACGACCCCATGACGCGCCTCTCGACACCCTCGTCACCTCGGAAAGCTGCTCTGTCTGAGACACTTCCCGAAGTTAGTGACGAGGTGACGAGCCTATTTCACTATTATAAGTATAGAGAGTAGTAGTATATATACAGAGAGAGCGAAAGTGGGAAACCCTCGTCACCGCGTCACCTGGGTCTTGGAAGGCTGTGAGAGAGAAGCACTTAACCTCGGTGACGAGGGTCTAGAGGGGGTGACGCGCTGGGCGTCACTGTGAAGACACGCGCAGAGAGTCTAGTTGAGGTCTTTTGGAGGGAAAATCTTCCAACCTTGGCGTCGTTTGCCTACTCTTGAGCCGGTACGGAGATAGCGGTCGGGGTAGCGGGACTGAAGCTTAGAGAGGAGATAAGGGAGAATGGCTGGTTTGTCTGTGAAGGATTTCACATCAGAATAACTACTCAGGAATTCAAGCATTTTCAGAAAATCCTGATAGTCGCCTTCCCAAGGGCCGTTCTGGAAGAAGTTATAGTCCACCAAGACTTGCTCAAGCTGGGTCTCGCGAAGGTTCTCGTTGATCAGATGCACGAGTTCCGGATGATGCCAAGTCTTGACACCGCAGCGACGAGCCTGCATCTCGACCGGGATCTTGAATTCGTTCTGGAGATGCCATACGTAGGCGGGGAGTTCAGCTTCCACGCGCTTGATGAGGTCTCCATAAGGGATGTTTTCGTAGCCCGGAGGCGGAACAGAGTTGTCCGAGCAGAGATTGAGATCCAGTTTGTCCAGCATGGAGGCGTCGAGAGAGGGCACAATCATGTTGTGAAGCTCTTTGTTGCAGGAAAAACTCATGCGACGTCGGGGAGGCAGAGAAATTGCGGTCTTGCACTTGCCGTGGCTAGATTGAGCCTCGTCGAAGAGGAAATTTTTGATCATGTCAGCGAGATCAGCACGGTCTTCGCGCTTGTAGATGTGAGGATCGCTGACCTTGTGATGCTCGGCAGCGGTTAGTTCTTCATTGAAAGGTGTTTTTCCTTGAATGAAGAGCCACGGATTAGCCACGCGACCGCCGTAGTAGGTCGTGCGCCGGTCTTGGAAGAAGCTTTTGCCAGCGTCAGCGCCTCCGATGAGAAAAGTGGCGGCACCAGGTCGATAGAATTGCCCGTAGAGGCATTCTAGGAAGAGTTTATCGTTCGCTTTCCATGTCAGGACCTGAATTTTGCCGTGTTCAACCCGTCCCAGGATCGCATTGAGACAAGCTTCCCATAAACTCCAGTCACCTTCGGCTGGAACAAGAAGTTTTGGAGAAGAAGTGACGAGAACGCGCTTTCCGTAGAGGTCATAGTAGCCTTTGTTCCATCCGGCGATGGGTCCGGCGTAATCCACAGCGAAATTGTTCTGGATATCTAGGATTTCCTGATCAACTGTGGTGAGAAGCGAGCCTTTGATGACTGTTTTGTGGCAATAGCCGTCTTTCCGAAGGTGACGAACTAGGCTGGTTTCGCTGACACTAATCCATCCTTTGTCTCCTTCGACCCAGTAGGTGTGGTGCTCGTTATCGTAGTAGGCGTTGATATTGCGCGTGGACATGGTGAGCATCGTGACTGAGTTAGGGTGTGAGTTTGTCGAGAGCAATGGAGATCTGCTCTAGATTGTCACTGATGGCATACAGGGCAACTTGGTAGGCCACGCAGTTGAAGTCTTGGACCTCGCACTTGATCATGGCGCAAACTAGTTCAGGGTGTTTTTCAGCATAGCCTTTTCCGAACCAGAATTCGATGGCTTTAATGGCTTGTCCGAGATACTGGTGAGCAGTCATCCCGGCTTGTTCTAAGGCAGTTTCAGCGGAGCATGTGGGGCGGTCAAACATATGCGTTGTAAAAGCCCACTTCCCTTGTCCCGACCGTGAAGTCCCGCCGACCAGAAAGAAAAGCGGCAGTCAGGACAGGGGAAGGAGGCTCTTTTGAATGTTGTCTGATCATTTTATGTGCGGCAGCTTCAATGCCGTGGTCAAGGGTTGCTCGACCTGCTGAGACTCTACCACCCTCGCGCTCGCGAAGTCAAGGCTGGACGCGAACGGAGAGGCGGTCGCGGGGGTTATCGCGTGGTAAGCGCGCGTTGTAAATAGGGCACGGGAAGCACATGTAAGTAGAGGGTCGAAATGTTTCCACTGAGAAGATATCCCACTCTTGCTCCGGCTTCAGCTCCGGCGCTCTCCACTCCACTGCTGCCACGACGGGGATGCCGGGAGGCCACATCAGAGGCGAGGAGACAGGACCGAGGGTGACACTGGGGCTGGAGTCGCTCACAGCATTCTCCTCAGCAGCCCGGGGTTCGCGCGCACGAGGGCTCCAGGAGGGATCGTGGCTCGCTGCCGGGAGTGCGTTGGCGGTCGCTGTGCGACAAGCCCTCTGGCGGCAAAGAGTGACATTTTCCGTTCGGTCAAGATTTGGGAGATCTGTTGCGCTGACCAGGGAACTTGATCAGGCCAGCCAGTTTGTGCTGCTGCGAAGTGCTCAGGTGTCAGTGGTCTCGGTTCAATGCTCATAATCTTTCCATGCGTAAAGAGGTGATCCGGCTTCTAAGGCTCTGGCTAGTCTTCGTTCGATCCAACGGGGCCAGCACCATGAGCAGCCGCTGGGCACCACTTGTGGAACCTCTCCTGGTCTGCGCAGGTTTGTGATCACGCGCCCGCACGAGCAGCGAAGGCTCACAGGGACCATGGCGAAGGAGGAGAAGACAGGGCGTCTCATAGGTTGTGATCAAAGCTTCGCTTTTTCATTTTCACCTCGATTCTTTTCTGACCAGGGAGCGAGAACTTCCCAGTCACGCGCAAAATTGATACTTCATAATCCAGAAGCATGAAAGGGGGTCAGAAAGGAACCGAAGGATCAGCAGGCTCAGCTTCCAGCATAGCTCCCGGAAACGGAAGCTCGACGCCGTTGTAGCGCCGATCCTCATTGCAGGTCGCACAAAGCAAGCGCACCTCATGACGCAGCCACTCGCGCCAGTAAATGATGATGCGATGACAGAAACTTTTCTCACGTGGTTTCCAGTCGCGTCCATTTGGATGATCTATCTGGAGGTCGTGAGTCGCGCCACATCCCCAGCAGCGCCCGCCCATCGCAGCGATTAGCTCAGCCTTCCGGCGATTCGCGTAGTTGACCTGGCGGCAGCTCATGGGAAGGGGAGACTTAGTTGACGAGAGCGCTCGATAGTGACATCGAAAGCGAGATCACGAGCTTCAGTAGGACCGATTTGTTCGATGTTCAGGTTCAGTTGACGACTGAGCAGATGGATCAGGAAGTGACAGGAGGTGCAGAGCGTCATAGTCTGGTTTGAGTCAATTTCAGAAAGATTTTCATAGTGGATATGATGAAGCTCAAGCTGACCGTGAGGAGAACCACATGCGACACAGAGCTTCTTGCGCAGCTTTCGCTGAGCGCGTCGCCAAGTGGCAGAACGATATTTGATGTCGCGCAGGGTCATGGCTTCAGGAACCAGACAGGGTTGGTCTGAAGGCAGCTCGCGGGCAGCTCGCTCTTCAGGCTCTCAAACACGCGTTCGCTCACTTTCATCACATAGCCCTCAGCAAAGATCAGCGTCGGCGGCATCGTGATCTCAGCCAGCTTCTCAGGATAAAGATTCGTGAGCGTGCTCCACTCGCTGTCAGTGAACGCGAAGAGCGCCGCGCCGTTGGTCGAGCGCAGCCAGGGGCGCGAGAAAGTCAGCGCCTGCTGTGTGTGAGTCGCAGAGGGCTGTCCGTTGCGCGCGGCGAGAAGGCGCTCTATGGTCTGATCATTCGCTTTCTTGAGTTCCCACAGCTTATAACCCACAGCGCTCAGCAACGAGAGGAAGATGATGAGGATGAGAGTGGAGCGGGAGAGTTGTCGTGGTGGGGTCATGGGCTTGTCGCAATACGCGTGCAGTGGGTTGTTCGTGGAATCGCTGACACAGTTTGGACATCGATCATCTTCGCTGTGCCAGCTTATGCAGCATTTAGGGCAGTGAAAGTCAGGCATAGTTGTCAGTTGTCTCGCGGTTCATACTCACTCCTGCACTGCACCGCAAACTCCGCTCCCGCCATCGCTCTCACTGTGGCATACTGCGCGCCCTCGTCGAAGGCAAGCTCTTGTTCGCTGCCGGGGGCGAAGGAGTGGAAGAGTTTTGCCTGAGAGCGGTCGCCTGAGCGCATCGCGAGCTTGATGGCAGCCAGGGCATGGTTGACGCCGCAGACGAAAGCGGGGCCGGTGGTGGAGTTCATGGTGTGGGAGCAAGGTTAGCTGTGAACGCGTGCTTAATTTTGAGGATATGCTCGCACACAGCGCTCACAGGATTTGGTTCACTTTTCATTTCAGGATTCTCAGCTAGCACAAGTGCGCCAGTTGCTTTGAACTTCTCGCGTATCTGAGCTTCCGGCTCCAGTATCTCTGCATGCTTCACAAAGCTCTCAAACTTCAGCACGTCATTCAGCCAGCACTTGCAGAGTGCTTCCAGCCAGTCGATGTGGAGGCCACGCGCTCTGCATTCTTCCCAGGAAGCGTCGAGCGGGAAGCCTTCGCGATCCTGCATTTCGAAGAATCCTCCGTAGAGAGGGACGCCATCGGGAGTGAGGCCGGTGAGGTAGAGAGGGGAGTTCACTCGCTCACCCTCACAATCTGCCCATTCTTCAGCCGCTCGTAGCGCTGCCCTCGCCTGTCCTGCCATCGTGTCGCGCCCACCTTCGGCACCCACGCCATGTTCGCGCGCCTCTCACTCTCGCGCTGAAGTGCTCTGAGCTTGAGACGTTCTGAGCGGGGCTCACATGGAATCTCCTCCGGCAGCACGTTCTGAGGATCTTCAGTCTGGTTGTGATCAGGGGTCATAGCTTTGTCTGCATCATCTTATCCAAATGCGCGAGATAGCCCGCCGCATCAGTTCTATTATCTTGTCCCGGCTTATGTGTCTCTCGCATCAGCTTGAGCCAGACCATCATCATAGGCACGTGACGAGGTTGAACAGGAGCCTGGATGAGCACGCTCCATCCCGCAGCGATTCGATTAGCTTCATCAGCGTAGTCACCATAGCTTTCGTGGCGCGGTCCAGAGATCAGTGCGGCGGCGTCGAGAAAGATCTGAGGGAGGGGAAGCTGTTTATCCGTCAAGTGTGCGATCAAGCAATGTTCGTGCAAAGTCGCTTCAGTTCTGAATTCGGCTGAGCATTGTGCGCATAGCCAAGTGCTCACGACACCACCTCCTCACTTCGCTTCGCTCCATGCCAAATTCGCCTGCCCATCCCGCTCACATATCGCGGTTTCCAGCCGTGCTTGATGCGCTCTCTCGCTCTCGCGCTCACCAGACACTCGACACACTTCACTGACAGCTTTCCGTCACAGCCCTGAGCGCGCGGCTTCGAGCCACACGTCCCGCAGAGCCCCAACGCGAGCTTGGCGTGATACCAGCGCAGGCGGCGGTCTTCGCGGGGGGGAGGCTGGAGCGCGAGAGGCACTGAAGCTGTTTCGAGTGGGTTGGTCATCTTTCGCTCTCCCTTCTACACGCTCAATGAGCCAGCGTCAAGCATTTTCTCTTCACTTCTCGCTTGCAAGGCTCAGAGGCAGTTACAAAAGAAAAGACTCAGATCCCTTTCGAGACCTGAGTCTTGAATACCCTGACATAACGCACCCTAACCAAGCACACCGCAACCGCACCGTAGCGGACCTCGATTGACCTAACCGTGCCAAGCCTAATCATACCACAACACACACTACCTAACCCGATCAGACCAAATCGCACCGCATCTCGCCACACCGAACCGGACCCAGCACGACCAAACCAGACCACATCGCACCCCATCCGATCTTACTCCAACTCAGTCCTGATGGACTGAAAATCCAATCACTGAGAATCTTCCGTAGCTAGGTCTGAAATCAGCCAGCCCGATCAGTCTCCCTGCGCTCTGAATAAGCTCATTCAAGCACTGCGGCGACACATATTCTGGAAGATTGCAAAGCAGGTTAAATTCAGCTCTCCATCCAGTTTTCATAGCAGGACGGCAGCGCGTGATGGCATTGCGCTGGATTGTGACTCGCTGCCTGTCCTCGTAATCCCAAGCTTTCACTCCAAGTGACGCCAGTACAGTAAGCGGTACCACAGCAGCCTTCGCCAGATCACACATTGACTTGCGAGGTGAGCGTGGGTCTTGCTTGAATTTGGCTGCGGCCACAATTGCGCCTCTCAGGTAAGTGCCGGGAATAGCTAGCATCCCGTCATCGGTGCGATACACGTAAGCCTCCAGGTTGTCCTGCTTCTTGGCTTTGCTGCCTTTAGCAGCATTCCCTTTAGCTTCCACATCTTCGTTGGACCAGCGATGAAACAACAGATCGCACACGCCTTCGATGACCACTGTGGCAATGTAAGGTTTCGAGCAGTCCACCGTAAACTGTCCGTCGTTGCTGATGTCTGTCCCGATTTGAGTTGCTTTGCTCATTTGACCATTCCTTAGAAAATCGCGCATGTAGAGAAATCAGAAAGGGAGTTGTGACGCTCATCCGTTCTAAGCGGCTCCACATGCACGGAAAGAGTTGTTGTCTGAAATACGAGCGTCACGAGAGAGAGCTTGACAATTTCTAGGGGAAATGTCAACATCTTTTACCATGAATTCGAATTCCCAAACTCTTGTGCCGCTCTCTATGCCTACACCGACGCCTATGTTTAGTTCTGAGGCTACGTTGATGCAGCTCCACACTAGCGCCGTCGGAGCCGACGGCGGCAGTCCCAAGTCGAGCGCGACCATCATCACCAGCGGCAGTAGCGGCTACGACGGCACGACTGATCCTGGCAAGCCGGGCGAACCAGTCTAATTTTATTGCGGGCGGCAGGCCAATTGTCTGAACCCGGCTCATAACCAGGTTTAGCTTCGTGCAACTCGAAGGCTTCGCAACCACTCTCATGAAAGCCAAACTCGAAAAGCTCATTCTCACAGTCGGTACTCACACTCTGGAACTCACTCTCGAAGAAGCTAAAGAGCTTCAGCGAGTGCTCAACGAGACGCTCTCGCCGCGCAACGTATTTCCGGTGATCGAGCGTGTGGTCGAGAAATCAGTGCCTTATCCACAATGGGGACTTCCGATGTTTACGCGAGATACTACGACACCTCACTGGCTCCCTGAGATCATCTGCTAATCTTATGAACGAAATGCTCAACCCCGCCGCCAAGCTGACCAGCATCGGCTCAGCTCCCTCCACCGACTCCATGCTCTGGACCTCGAAAGTAGTTTCGAAGTCCACGCTCGCGAGCGACGCTGGCGACCCGCTGGCTCACGTGAATCACCTCAAAGTCGGTCCGATGCCATGGGAAATCTCGCCTCGTGAACCCGTCGCGAAGTTTAAAGAGCAGGATGTGCCATAAGCTTTTTCAAGGAGTTGTCCATAGCGAGATGCCTTTCTCGCGCTGATCTGTAGGGAACGCTGAAGCCTCGCTTTCGTGCATTACAAGAGCGGGGCTCTTTTTTCTAGACTGGAGACTCAGACGCTGTTAGCCTTCTTTTGCACGAAAACCACGTCCAGGTTCCGTGTGGAGCCTCGAAGCCTCTGAGCGGTCACGCGTTCAGGGGCTTTTTGCTGGACACGCGAGGCGGAGGGGTGCTAGAGTCGCGTCTCTGGTTAGCTTCGGTTACGGCCTCCTAGCTTCAGCTAACGGGGCTTCTTCTTTGTATCACGTGGAACAATTCTCTCCTTGACAGTCTTCCGTTAACGATATAGACTTCCGAAAGTAGGATGTATCGGATTCGTCACCGAAATCTGCGTTTAGCGGTCTGAGCATCTGACGAAGCTCTTAGCACGCGGGGGTCCAGATAGGAAATCGTTCGTCACAGTGCGCTCTGAAAAGCGCGAGTAAGCGAAGCATTAGCTTTGCATTAACGATTTCCTTATCATGAGCCAATGTGTCACAGGCACGCAGTTCGCAGAGTTCTTAGTCACCCAAACGCCCGTCTACGACGAGCTAATCATCCGCGACATTCGCCCCGAAGACGGCTGGATTGGTCACGTCGAAACCGGTCAATGGGAGCCCTTCTCGAACAATACTCACGTCTTTGATCGCTTTCGGCAGGTCATGCCGAATGTGACGAAGGAGTGGGAGGCGACGCCCGCAGGTTCTTGTATCGGAACGCCTTGCGACCCTAACGAGAACCTCATCGGCTGGGGCTATGATCGCGTAGAATATTCTCTCGAACAACAGAGCTGGGTCACTGATCTCCTCTGTTTCGATCAGATCCTCCAAGTCACGCGCGCCAAAGAGCACTTCGCTCAGATCGTCTCCGATATCCTGCGCCCTGCTACTTCGCGCATCATGTCTTTCTATCTCCGCAAGCGCGCTGCCGATCACGCTGGCAAGAAGTGGGTCGCGAACGCTACCATGACGGAGTTCACTTACACGTGGAGCGTGGTGGGGAACGATGAGATCTACATGATCCCGTCAGCGATCCCGACCTCTAAGCTCACCCCTCAGATGCTTCAGCGCCGTGTCGGTCGCCTCATGTTCGAAGGCTACTTCGGTAAGCAGCCTTTCAAGGACATGCCACCGCTGATCGAACTCGTCACCGACTACAATACTCTCTGGGATCTCGACAAAGCCATCGCTGACTCCAACGTCAATGACAAGTGGCGCTTTCAAGAGTGGGAAGCCGCGAACAAGTTCTACAAATATGCTTTCAACGGACAGCTCGGTCAGTATGTGACGCGCGTTGATCCGTTCATCATCCGCTTCAACCACAGCCCCGACCCCGCTGGCAGCGCCAACCGCATGCAGGTCGTGCTCCCGTATCGCAACGTCGCTGCCACTCAAGGCATTGGCAGCGAATACAACCCTGATTTTGAGACCGCGCAGTATCAGTGGTCTCACATCTGGCATCGACGCGCGGGCATGGTCCTCATCGCTCGCACTGAGAGCGTCAACCCGCTCATGCCCTTCGCTAACCGCTCTCTCGGTGGTCAGTGGCAATTCGTCATGGATAACCTCGGCGAGGATTGCAACGGACGCACTATCGAGAACAAGCGCCGGAACAAAGGTCAGTTTCTCGCTGACTTCAAGCTCGCGTTCAAGCCTCAGTATGTGGAGTTCAGCGAGCTAATCTTCCACAAGCGCGAGGCCGCTGTCATCGTTACCGTGGATACATGCGCAGCCGACCCTGGCTACCCCTATCAATACTACAACAGCTCCAACGACCGCTGCGAAGGCTCAACGCTGAGCTTCACGCCGGAGGAGGATGCTGACGGTAACTTTGTCATTGCCGCGAACACCATCACTTGCGATGGCACGGTGGTCACTGGTCCTGCAATCTCGGAGGCCACGATCACAGACCTCGTGGTCAGCCTCAACGCCAGCTACAGCTCTCTTGGTCTCTGGGTCCAGGAAGGCACTCAGATCCTGCTCACCGAGCCCACCTGTAACGACGTGGAGATCACCTGGGTCACATAATTACGACGCTGAACTCTCATTTTGAACCTGAAAAACTTGAACTCTATCTCTAAGCTGAAAATGAAACTATTCACTTCTCTCTTCGCCACGCTAGCTCTGCTCTCGACAGCCTTGCCCGCGCTCGCTCAGTCCGGTCCCACTCAGTATCGCGTGGACTCTATCAACGCGCTGCTCCAGATCACGCTCTTTGGCTCCGACGCCAAAGTCACCGCCTGGGTAGGTGGTGGCAGTGCTCGCGACGACGGTCTGGGTGGGATGTTCTTCTACGACGGTAACTCTAGCGCTGTCACGAACGTTTACGCAGTCTTCAAGCCCGTGAACAACAACGGTCGCTGGTGGAAGCTACCGACGAGTGTGGCTTATCAGACAGCCGCTGTTAATCCAGCTATCGACACAGAGTATGCATGGAAACTCTTGCGTGGTGCAGGTGCTACCAATTTACTTGGTATCGGCGCAGATAACGACATCGCTTACATTCAGACCTTCAGCGGTAAGAATCTTCATATCAACAATATCGGTAACAATACGATCCTTAACGCAACTTCTGGCAATGTAGGTGTCAGGACAGCTAATCCGTTGACGGCTTTACACGTGGATAAAACAGTAGCTAAGAGTTTTGGCTCTTCCGGTAATGCTGTTTTATATTTAAGAGACACGACTTCGATGGTTCAGGGTGTCGGAGCGACGCTTTACTTTTCCGGTTACAACACAGCACAAACGTCAACTAGTACTTTGGGAATTATCGACGGTTATAAAGAGAATGGGTCTGCTGGAGACGAATCTGGCGCTCTTCGGTTTCATACGGGTAATTCTGGGGGTGTAATATCGGAATGGATGAGAATTACAAGTGCTGGGCTTGTCGGCGTCGGCACTACGGCACCTGCGTCTTTAACTGAAATCCAAGGCGGTCTTACTACATCCGGGGCGATTCTCACTCTCGGCACCAAAGAACCCTCAGTAGTTCTCAACGACGTGCTTGGCAGGATCAATTTCTACGCTCCGCTTGACGCCGCAGGCACTGATGCGAATCTTGTCGCGGGCTCCATCGCCACAGTTGCAGAAGGCACTTTCTCTGCCACGAGCAACGCCTCCTCGCTCATCTTCCAGACAGGTGCGAGTGAGACAGCCACTACAAAGCTCACTCTCTCATCCACGGGAGTTCTGACTCTAGTTAACGGCGAGGCACTGAATAACACCGTGGATGGAACTGTGAATGTCACCGACGGCTCAAACAGCTTGATGACGATTGTTGACGCGGGAACAACTGGTAACGTCACAGCCACTGGCACGCTCACAGCGACTCTCGGAGCAATTACCGCGAGCAATGGAAATGTTGTGCTTGGCACTGCTGGCAATGGATTTCAGATTAAAGAGGGCAGTAATGCCAGGATGGGGACGGCTACTCTCTCTGGCGGCACTATCGCGGTTTCTAACACTAGCGCAGCCACCGGGGATCGGATTTTCATTCAGCGCGTCTCCGGCACTGCTGCTGAATTCGGTCATTTAAGTTACACGATCTCAAACGGAGTTTCGTTCACTGTCAATAGCACTGACGCTCAAGACGACAGCGTAGTCAACTGGCTCATTATCAAACCGACTCCATAAGCGAAAGGATCTTTCATGGCATGTGATCTTTTAACAGTAGCCGTAGCGTCTCCTTGTTTGGAGTTCGCGAGTGCGCGCAAACAGAAAGAGATGCTCTTGCTCTTGCTCTGCGCTATCTTTGCAGAACTCGATGGGGAGTTTTCATGCGGAAATTGGGATAGTATTCTTGAGTCAGCCGCAGCGGTGGATCTCACCTGTCTCTCTGCCGGTCAGCTCAGACTTTTGCAAGCGACCACTGTTTGTGAGGGCCTTGAACTAGGTGATTGTAAAGCGTTGGAGTGCTTTCAAGCGAAAGACCTTGAAGCAATGCAGGTCTATCTTCAGTGCCGTATTATCCAATCTCTCAACCCCTAACATGAAATGGCTGAGTGCTCGGTTTCAGAACTCACAGCCGATGCAGCGTGTTTCGCAGCCGAAACCAGCGGCCAGCTCGATGCGCTCCAAGCAGTACTTCTCTGTCGAATTCTTCAAGCGATAGATCCTGTGGCTGAATGCAATGTTCAAGATCTGATGGATGATGCAGCGTGCTTTGCGGCGCTGCCAGCGGGAATGCTTCGGCTCGTGATGGTTCAGCTTCTATGTGAGATCAACACGAACATTGTCAACGCACTTCCTGGATGCACGCCCACTGATCCTAACGGTGTGGTCACAGGCTTGTTCTGTGGGCAGCTCGTCACAGCTCTCGACACTGGTGCGAAATACACTTTCCAAGGCACAGTCGGGACAAATGTCGGCTGGGCCTGATTTTCACATGAAACATCTAGCTTCATTGCTTATCTTCGCGATGAGCATCATTCTCGCATTATCTCAAGGCGGCACAGGCACAACTCCTACAGTTCGTTATCAAACCGTAACTGAGATGGTTGCTGCCACAGTGCAGAACGTCCCTGCCAACAGCCGTCTCTCTGCTCTCGTTACAGGCCGTGTCACAGCTAATGATGGCGGAGGTGGCCTATTCTTTTTCACTCCTGCAAGCGTCACAGCCACGAATCTCGGCATAGTATTTCCGTCCACGGGAGTAGCAGGGAGATGGATAAGACAATTTGATGGTGAGGTATTTCCAGAATATTTCGGCTCTGGGGATTCAGCATTTCAAGCTGGGTTAGATTTTCTGCGCACTAACGGAACCACTTTAAAACTTCAACCAAAGACTTACGTTCTAACTTCAGTAAAAACTCTCCAGAGTGACTCTGTGAATAGCCCGGTTCAAACCTGGGTCATTGAAGGCAACGGAGCTACGCTTGATTTTTCAGCTTCTGGATTAACTTCTGGGAGCCTTCTTAAAATAGGAGCTACGTCAGCCGCCAACGTGAATGAACGCGGATTTACAGCAATTCGAAATCTCTACATTCTCGGTCCTGAGCCCTCAAATCCCATAGGTGTAGTCACTAATACAACCACTACAGTTGGTCTGGAAGTGTTAAATGCGCTTGATGTCAGATTGGATAACATTCTTATACGTCGTTGCTATAAAGGGTTGAGGACAGAGTTTGCGTTTCCGGTCAACGCAACGAAGGTTGCCAGCATGGATAATTTTATAGGATTGCATTGCGACGGAAATTCATCTCTTGCGAACTGGACGGGATTTGCAGCACAGCAATGCCATTACGGAATACTAATTCTGACTACAGATAACACGACCAGAGTGTCGAATCAGATTTTCACGACTCCTAGAATAGAATCATGTTTGGTTGGGGTTCATATAGATCCTTTGAATCAAGGGGATGAAACAGGAACTAGGAGTATTTGTTTTGATCAGATGTTTAGTGAGTCTATAACTTATGATCTATTCAGACTTGGCTTAGCATGGGATTTTGCAACCCCATCTGTTCGCGGTGCAAATCGAAATAGATTATTGATTAATACACAGATCACAGGTGGAAAATGGTCAACTGCATGGACCGCCACACATCGCCCTATTGTATTTGCGTCGAATAATACCGTCAGTGGTGGGATATTTTCGATTCCTTCACTGTTTTCCGACTGTGTCGGAACGGCTACTAATGCATGGTTTCAAACTTTATTAGACCAAGGGGTCTTTCTCACACCTGATTTTTATACCCCGCAAGGTGGAACTGTTTACGCCCCACAGAGACTCAATGACAATGGAGGCAATCACGAACGCTTAAAAACCACAATCGCTTCTAACCGCATTACTTTGGCCGCTGATACTGCGGGCTCAGGAGACGATAATATAAGCTTCAGTATTCTTCCTTCAGGCACAGGAAGTATAGAATTAAACTCTAATGTGGGTATCGGGACAAATGACCCAGCTGCTACCTTAGTGATTTCCGGCAGCACGCCTGTTTTAAGGTTCCAAAGAGCGGGTGTAACGCCATTCGCTAAAATCGATGGAAACTCCGCCACTGGGTCACTTGAACTTCATACAGACTCAACTGCGTCTGGAGCTAATACCATCACGGAGTTTAAACAAGATGGAAATCTTTATCTATTTATCAGTACCGTGGGGCAGAATCTAGGTGTGGGGGGATTTACGGCTCCTCTAGCTAAAGTTGCCATAAACGGGAGTCTTAATGTAGGTGCTGAATCTGATCCTGGCTCGGGCGTAATATCAGCCATTTCGCATATTCAGACATCGGTAGCTGGTGCTGGATTCAGAGTTAAGGAGGGCTCCAATGCTCGTATGGGAACCGCTGTTCTTGATGGTGGAAGTCCGGCTAGCGTGGTTGTAAACAACACAAGCGTTACGGCGAATACTAGGATCTTTCTCACTGGCAACGCAGACGGAGGTACTGTGGGCTTCGTGAGAGTGAGCGCGCGCACAGCCTCAACGTCATTTACGATCACAAGCAGCGCAAACGGTGACACAAGCACTGTGGCATGGTTGCTAATGGAACCGAGTCCATGAAAATCTCGCGTATATTCTGGGTTGGCTTATTGGCGATTATGCTGTTTTGGTGGGTTGCACACTCAGCCACTTCTGTTGATAATCTGAATAATGTTGCTCAAGTTTCGAGTGGAACTTATACGCCCGTGCTCACGGCGGTCGCAAACGTCTCAGCTTCGACAGCTTATGTTTGTCAGTATAGCCGAGTTGGATCGATGGTTTTTGTGTCAGGTCGGGCTGACATTGATCCCACACTGATACCTGTGGCGACTCAGCTTGGTGTGTCTTTGCCTGTGGCATCTAATTTCTCGTCAGTTAATCAATGTGGCGGCACGGGGGTTTCAACCGAGATTTCCGGTCAGGCTTCAGCTATCTATGCGGATTCTGCTAATGATCGTGCTCAACTCGAATTCACAGCTATAGATCCTGTGAATCGTGCCATGTATTTCACTTTTAGCTATCTCATCCAATGACTGAATTCCTTAAGCGTAGCACAGCTAGCACAGTGCTCTGGTGGCCGGTGATCTTTCGTGGCGGGCTCTATATGGCTATCGCGACTCTCACGGCAGCGCTTAGCGAGATGGATGGCCTGAGCGCAGATCAGCTCGCGAACATGCACTGGCTAGACTGGTTCAAGTCAGCGCTGACAGTGCTCATTGTCGGTTTGACCACGTTGCGCACGTTTATAGACCAGTCTGTCAGCCAGCACGCTGAGAAAGTTCAGAATGAAACTACACCTGTTATTGCTCTTCAGTCTCCTGCTCCTTAGCGGGTGCTCCACGGCTCCGTTGCTTCGTGCGCTCTCCAAAGACACCGCTACGGTCAATATGCGCGTCACGACCATCTACGGCAATGTCTCACTTCAACGTGCGAACCCCGGCACTAACAGTGTGACTACTATCGCGCCAGATGGCACCATCACGATCAAACGGCAATGACTGACTCCAAACCATCTTTCATGTCAGCTGCAAAGCTGCTTGCTCTCCTAGCAGGTATTCTGGGCGCTATCGGAGCCTGGGCGATCATTCCTTATCGACTTGAGCTTGCCGAGAAAGCTATCGTGACGAACAATGCGCTCGCTTGGAAAGCTATCACTGAGATTCGCGAGAAGCGGGACATTGATCATGAAATTCTGGTGAGGATAGATGAGCGCTTGAAACGCTTGGATTCGACACCCGCTACTGCACTCAGAAAATGATCTGGCTCCTGATAGCGAGCTTTTTGGCAGGCGTCGGAGTGGGCGCGATCATTACTATCACGCTCACTTGCAAGGAGCCGCCGAGGAGCTGAGGGCGTGTTTGATAGAGCGGATGCGCGACCCCGCTATGGGCACGGGACCTTTATCATTCAGTTTCGGATCTTGATTCGGAAAAGGCCACACCAGGTATCACCTCGCTTTCAAACTGGTCTCGCGATCCTCTCCAGTCCTCTCAAGCTCTTCTCCATCGGGTCCACAGGCGCGTCTCCCGGAAGTTGCGTGGGCGCGTCGCCATCTCGCGGAGCACTCTTTTCGTAGGCAGCTAGCTTCTTGAGCGCTTCAGCGAGCTGAGCCTGAGCCCGGTTTCGCTGGAGCACGACGTGACCAAAGGCTTCGCCACGCATGCGGAGGTCCGTTGCGATCTTCGTGCGGCTTTCATCGTCGATGCTCTCGTCTTCCAAAAGCTGTGCGAGTTGCCGTCCGCTCTCTAGCACTTTCAGCGCCTCTGTGTCATTCTCTTTCGCCTTGAACAGATCCGCATGCTTTGTCTCGATCTCTGTGCGTCGACTCTGATACACTGCCATGCGCTTCTGGTGCGCTTGAGTGTTCTCTACGCTCGCGCGCTGTTGGCTCTCGTCAGCGAGCTTCGAGGCTTCCGCGCGTGCTTCGTTCTCAGCGGTCTTCAGCTCGATCACGCGGTCGCGGTGATTGAGCACCCGCGTCGCCGCATATCTCCCAAAGAGCTTCTCAGCCAGCTCACCCGCCTCCTGTGCCGGGAGTCCTAGGAGTTGCTTGAAATCGCTCTCCGTGGCTGCACGTTGCGTGCCCGTGGCATCGTCGTTCAGCTTCAGCTCTTTCACGAACGCATAAGCTTTGCCTAGCTCTTTGGCGAGCGGTTGGACATATTTGTCGTGGAATTCTGGATGCTGGGTGAAGTCGAGAGCTTTGACTCGCGAGAGCAGCGCTTCACGATCCTTGCGCAGCGTTTCCAGCTCAGTGCTCAGAGCCTTGACCTGCTCCGGGTCGCCGTTCTTGAGCTTAGCTTCGAACTCGGTCACGCGCTTCGTGAGGCTCTCTCGTTCCGCCGCCAGCGCCCGCTCGCGCTTCAGAGTCTCTTTGTAAGCGTTGCGCAGTTCCTTGGGAGTCTTGAAAGCGTTCGCTTGCTTGTCGAGATCGGCTTCGAGAGTGGGGTCGGGGGTGGAAGGCTCGGTGGCGGGCGTGGTCTCAGTTGCCTCCGCAGCGGGCGCTTCAGCCTTCGCCTCAGTCTTCGTTTCTGGCTTCGCAATCTTATCCAGATCATCCCACACGCTCTGTGGGAACTGATCCGGCTTGTTCTCGTCGCGTGGAGCGGAGAGCTGGATCTCTTTGGCGGGGGCTGCGGGCGCAGAAGCAGCAGGCGCACTTCTCCCTCCCGGCTCCGGCGTTGCGCTTCTCTCCGGCGCTGTGCTCAGAGCCTGCGCCTGCTCAAAGCTCGTGATGTCGTTCGGTCCCGGCGTGGGGTCAATGGAAGGAATTCCTGGTGGTTGTGCTATGCCTGGCATGGTGGGTTCAGTGGGTTGGGGATTGAACTAGCTTATAGATTAGTGTGACAGGCTCTCCTGGGCAGAGTTTGCCACGTGCATAATGTTTGCGACCAAGACGCACGGTTCGATTAGTGCGATCACAAGTGGGACACCAATATAGCTTGAGTATGTTTTCGGGTTCGTGAATGGTGTTCATTGCTTCGGTTTCGTGCAATCAAGTCAATCGGCTAATCCGCAGTGGTCCCGGAGTTCTCTAAGAACTTCATCAGATTGCGTGTAGCCTTTTCGATCTCGTTCATTCAGGTCGAGACCAGTGATGACCGCAGTCAGTGCAACGAAAGAATCGCTGACCCGGCTGCGTCCAGTAATGAAGATGCTTGGCTCGGTGTAGCAATCTGCGAATAGGGCGTATCCAATAGAGAATCTGAAGTTTAGTGAGTAAGCGTTGCATAGTTATGGTTGTGGTTTCGCTGGCTGCAAATGCGCTGGCACTTTCGCAGGCCGGTAATCAAGAATCGTCTCAGGGGCTTTCTCTCCCGGCAGCTCTCGCTCTCCGAGGCGCTGAAGAATCAAAGACAGTCGCTTTGCACCGTCGAGCTGATGCGCTCTGGCTTGTGCGTCATAAACCGGAGGCAGCGTTGTGCCCTCGTAGAGCATCTGAAGCAGCGCGTGATCAAGCGCGAGCTGAAACTCAGCACTCGCCACGAGATCAGCCCAGCGTTCAGCTCGCTTGGGGTCGGAGAGAAAGCGGGATTTGGGTGAGGGGAGGGGCATGGTCTAAGGATTCAATTCATCGTCCGACCACTGAGGTAAAGGCTCACCTCGAAAAGATTTCCAATCACGTGTTTCGCAGTAAGCGTCATAAGCGGCACGTCCGAGAACGTCAGGATCGTGGCGCGTGAGTCTAATTTCAGGCATGTGTTCACTACTCATAATCGTTTAGTCACTTCCTTTCGCGGGTTTGGGACGCCTTATCTCAGCCTCAGTAGTGAGATCCTTCGCGGCGACATCAGCCTGGGTTTGAATCAATTTACTTTCGACATCAGCAGAAAGAAGCTCTCGCTTGCGCTCAAGTTCCAGCGCTTGTTTCGCGTCGCGACGGCGTTCTTCAGAGGTCCACTGAGCATCCTTGTGCTCGCGCTTTTGAGCTGCGTCAGCGTCCTTGTTGGCTGCACGTGTCTGAGCCTCCAGCATCATCGCTTGAATCTTCGCTTGCGCTTTCGCCGCCTCTTCATCCTGCGCTTGCGGGTTCGCCGCTTCCATCTCCTCAGTCGTCTGCTGAGCAAACCCTTGCAATGCGCTTCCCTGTCTCATCAACTCCTCCTCAAATTGCCTCACCTGCTCCTTCGCCGTCGGGTCCGGCGCGATCATATCCAGATGCTCTTTCACGTGCTCCAAAGCGTTCGCCAGGCCACCAATTTTCTGTATCCTGATGCTCATGCTCTGAGGCACCTCAAAGAGCTGCTCGATCTGCTGGAGCACCTGTCCAGTCAGCTGAAGCATAGTCTGCACATAGTCCACGTGAGCGATACCGCGCTTTTGCACGACCGGCAGCCCAGCCATGAGCGAGCCCATTGCGAGAGTCGCGAGCTGTGTCGCGTCACTGATAGGCTTCTCATCCATCGGCACGAGCAGCTCAGCCAGCTTGGGATCATCAGTGTTCGCCTCGGTGTAGATTCTCAAGATCTGTCTTTGCGCATCCGGATCATACTGTCCCTTCGCGGCCATCAGCCGGTTCGCTTGCATACCCTCGACCGCTTTGTTCCCGCCGCCCAGCACGCGCTCAGGTTCCACGTCCCAGTGTTGAATGTCGAGCACTTCGCGCGGCACGCCGTTCACTTGGCAACGCTCCTGAAACTCCTTCGCGAGCTTGTTCTTGGTCCCTTTCATGCAGAACCTCCGACAGCTCTCACGATAAAGATGCACCGCGCGATTATAGCCCTGGTTCAGTAGCCCGTTCGCAAGGCTCACACTCGTTTGAAGCGCAATCTGTGCCTCACCCAAGGTGCGTTCCTTTTCAGTGCCCGTGTCCACCTCAGGCATGTAAGTGCTGCTGCTCTCACCCATGAGCTGCTTGTTCATCGCAAAGGCCATCTGTTGCAGCGGCTCGTTGATCTCGTGGCGCTCTGCTGCTGTCACGAAAGAGAGTCCGTCTGGCACAATCCCCATGTGATAGAGATCCACCTTTTCCAGGCGCTCTCTGTCATCCTCGCCCACGTTCCTGAAAAGCTCCAGTAGGTTCCCGCTCGCGCTGTCCATGAAGCGGTTGTAGTGACGGTTCTGGATCTGGAGCACCGCGTAAAGCAAGAAGCCCAGCGAGCGCACGCTGTAGTAGCGAAACGGTGCGACGTTCGAGCAATTCCCAACCTGCCAGTGAATCGCTTGCGAGAGCGCATCGACATACTTATCCTTCGTGTAAAGGAAGTTCGTTTTCGCAGTGCTGCTGAGCGCCGAGCGCATCGCCTCCGGTTGCATTTGCTGATAATCCAGCACCACGCGCCGGTTCCAGAACTGATCGCTGTCATCGCTCTCGCTGTAGTCGCGGAAATAGAAGTCCCAGACGAAGAGCGTCGGCGCGGCAGATGTCATGAAGAGTCCCGCGTTTTCCTTCAGATCCTCGCTCAGTTTCTCTGGCATCAGCCAGCGATTGCCCATCACGATGCTCTGGAGGTCTTGTTTGCCGAGGGTTTCAAGAAGCTGCTTCACCAGCGGCATGTTCCAGCCAGGATCTGTCGCGCGCCCATGCGTCATATCAAACAGCTCCGCATAGGTCCACTGGCGATAGATTCCGAAGAACTCCAGATTCGAGAAATCGAGCAAGGTCTGCGCAGGCACGAGCACGTCTTCGATGCCAATCGACCGTGGCAGCGGATTCTCCTGATTCTGGCTCCACCACACTGGCCCCAGCCCATGCAGCACGACTTGCGCGTTCGTCTGATCCCACATGTCATTGAACTGCTGCTGGCGCTTGAGCAAGCGATTGATCTCGGCAGTGATCACTCGTCCCCACTCGTCGCGCTTGTGACGGGGGACGAGACTCAGAGGCGCATCGAGCGAGACCTTGAAATAGTTCCCTGGCTTCAGAAAAGCGTTGTTCAGGTTCGTGCGCGCGCTGTGCGCAATCCTCGTCCCATAGAGCGGATTCGCGTTGTGAAAAATCTTATTCTTTTGCCTCTCATCCTCGCTCCACGGCGGATTCCCGTTGAACAGGTCATTGACCTTCGCCCGGTTCAGCGCGCACGGATAATTTGCCAAGCGCATGGACTCCAGCGCGGTGTGGATCTTGTCAGCATCTTTGAAGCGCATTGGAGGAAGGTATCAGGATTTCTTGCGTTCCACAACTGTAACCGTGAGACCGATGGTAACGCGTTTGACAGTGGGGTCAGCGAGGTAGATCCGTTTCCCATGTAGTAACCACAGACCGATGTTCGACCAGTTTCGATTTAGCCAGACTACGAGATCGTAGCGACTGACTTCAGCTAACATGGGATCGATTTTTGCTCGGATCATAGGCTCATGTCACGTTGCGAGTGGATTCGCTTCATCCCAGAAGTCTTCTATCGCTTTGAGCACGAAGCTCTGTTTGATGCCATGGAAAGCATAGCAGTGGTCATATTTGATCCGCGCATCCAGATGTGGAAGATCACTATAAGTGATCGTGCCTTTGCTATAGCCGGGAGGATCATAAGAGAGAATCGGGATGCCTGCTAGGAAAGCGAGCGCTGAGATGAACCTATCCGCAAACCCCAGCTCCTTCACCGTCGGATAAGCTTTCGCTTTTGCCATCATTAGATCAAACGACCTCCTATCCACAAACCACGGCGGATTCACATAGGTCGGAGCCATAAACTTGGGAGCTTCCTGGTTGCGGAATGTGATGCCATAGAGTCCGTGAGGCTCTGGCAATCGCGGTGTCAGCAGAAAGCTATCATACTCATAGATAATGCACTGATCCCACGAACGCGCTTCTAAGAGATAAAGCATGTCGCCAAGACGCTGCGCTGCCTGCTCTCCGCTGTGCGCTGCCTGTGCGACCTTGTGAGTCTCGTGTGAAGACTTCAGAGGATCATTTTCAGGACAGATCACGAGCAGCGGAGCTTTGTGCGCGAGCCAGAATTTCTCGTGCTGTCTGAACGCAGCCACTCCATTCCCATGCGCGAGCACCACTACTTGAAGATTCGGTGTCATGGCCGTTCAAACACTGCCCAGCCGTTGCGGTCGCCGGTGCGATGCTTGATGAGCTTCCAGTTCCATGCAGTGAGCAGCTTCACCTGACGTTCGTTTTTTTGCACGTTCGTGTCGTCGAGCGCTACGAAGCGGTTGAGTCTTGGTAGTAGCAGATCAAACTCTTCGTTCGTATCCTCGTCTGCTCCGTCGAAGAGCACGAGATCGAACTCTATCGGAAGCTGCGTCAACACATCCACAGTGCGAGCGTTCAGGAAAGTGATTCTCGGCTCATGTTTGTAGTAGCCTCGCGCTTCCTCCCACACGGCTTTGTCCCGATCCACGGTCCACATGTGCTGATCTGGTCGCTTCAAACCTCGTGCCAGGCAGAGCGTGCTGCCCTTGCCGTGCCAGGTGCCGATCTCAAGAATCGTCTGGCTCTGTGTCGCAAGACTCGTCAGCAGGTCGCCGAACTCACTATCTGGCAGGATCTGTCCCTTAGGTTCACTCATATTCGATTGGCTGTCACGTTCTCGCCCACAAAAGGCATAAATTCACTGAGCTGAGCCACTGGCCACTTCTCATTTCTCTGAAGTGCTCGCCATTTCTCCCTCAGCCCAGCATAGAGCGCACCTTTTTCGTTGTTCGGAGATCCATAGTAATCCATTTTCATTGTGACTTGAGCAGGCGTAGCCCATGCCCAGTGATCAAACACCAGCCCTTCCTTCTCAGTCTCCTCGTGCGTGAACGGAATCGGATTCCACTTCGATCCCGCTCCCTCCAGCTTCGGAGGCTCATGACTCACAAATCTCGTCCCCGGCTCAATCTTCCACACACGATGCCACTCGTATGCGCTGTTGTTTCCAAAGCCCTCACGACTCGTGATCATAATGTCAGGACCCACGAAGTAGCGACACCTAAAGTAAGCACAGTTCTTAGCCTTGTTCCGAATGAACAGCGCTCTCATGGTCTTGATCTGTTCAGCGGTCCAGATTTCGTCACTGTCAATCTGCCAGAGCAAGCGCGGCTCGTGAAGCTGTTGAAGCGGGAAGTTGCACATCTGGACTTTGCCGCCGGGCCAGAGGTCGCGAGGCACATGAAGCACTCTCTTGTCAAAGCTCGCGAGCGCTTCGAGGTAGCCAGTGGTGCCGTCGCGAGAGAGGCGAGGGGGAAGCTGCTTGCACCACTTCGAACAATTTTGAGCTGCGGCTACACCTTCCATCACCCACCATGACCATTCGAAGTCTAGCTTTCGCAGTTCAGAATAGATGAGCGGCAGGAACGGATGACCGTCCAAGACCAGTGTGAAAAATAGAAGCGGTGTGTTAGGACTCATTGAATTGGTGGAGTGCGGCCAGAAGGAGTGTGATAATGTGAGCAGTGGTCATATTGCGAGATCCTTGGGGTAAGGATTGAGTTGAGCAAATTCACCGTGAAGATGCACTGCCCAATAGTCGCGTGCGAGCGAGGCTTCAATAAGCGTCTTGAACGAGCCTACATAAGTGGTCCCGCCCGGACCCACACGGCATAGATAACGATTCTTCTGTTTCTTGACGCCCTTGAAACCCAATGGAGAATTTTTATAAGGCTGTCGATTAGCTATATTTTGACCACGCGTAGCTAGCCTGAGATTCTCACGCGTGTTGTTCAATCCATTGCCATCTTTATGATCAATTTCCTGATCTCCGATTTTAAGGCCCAGAACAAAGCGGTGCATTGTCTCTGTAGTTTTATGGGGCAGGTAAACTTGGCGATGTGCGTAGATAGAGCCTTTGCATTGTTTCACTGACCACGTGTATTGACCGATACGGTCATAATCGCAGTCATCGACCATTGCTTTAAAACCACGAGAGAGCGATATTTGTTTCATGCTTTGAAGGTGTTATGGCGTAAAATTTCCCAGTTCTTCATGCGTGCAGGTGGATATTCATTCGATCTTAAGCCTAAGTGTAAGACAAGTCGTTTATTTTCGAACTTAGGTAAATGCAAATGATCCACCATGATAGCGAATGAACTATCGAAACAATGGATCTCCTGCGCTCCGTCCAGCCACCCCCAGTAATCAAACAGAATGCACGGGTCGCCGTTGCGGTTCTTGAGATCCCTGCTCGGACGCACGATCTTGAGACGCTTGAGCGGGAGGGCTTCAGGAGGGATCACGAAGTTTCGAGAGGGATCATCATGCACAAAGCAATACTTCCCGCTCGGTACTTCGATCTCCCTGCTCTCCTGCCTCGCGCACTTGAACCCGTTCCATCGCTCTGTGTGCTCGACGCCTGTCTGTCGATAGAACACGCGGTCAAACTCGCTTTGAGGCTCGAATTTCTCTTTCGCAAAGAATCCCAACCCCAGCACTTCCTTACCGTGCTTGCGCATCTCAGCAATGCCCTTGCGCGCTTGAGCGTCGTCATCGGCTTCGACGAGGGTGATTCGGTCGCTGTCGCGCCACTGGAAGGCGAGAGTGGTTGAATTGTGAGGCTTGCAGATCACAGAGACAGCACAGGTTTCGGCGAGGCGTCGCGCGATGGCGTTGATCAAAAGTCCATCCCCCAGCCCTAAATGCGAAGCTAGTAAAATCTCTTTCATGCCAGATAGTTCAATCTTCGGAAACGGTGATTCCAGTTCGGTTGTTCGTTCTGGTCAATGATTTCACCAACGAACGAGAGGTCTGAGAATCCACTCCCTCCCGGCCAAGGCACGCTCTCCCTGAACAAGTGTCTCGTCGCCAGATCATGTCTCAGCACCCCGTGCTTCTTCGCGAGCGGCCAGATGAAGTGAGTGAGAAAGGTCTGGTCGAGACTGTAGCTGGTCTCGCGCTTGTAAGGGCGCGTGGCGAGGCGGGACTTCACGATAGCTTCCGTGACGTGACGCAAGAGATGTGGAACGCAGGGAGTGCGCTCAATGATTGACTCTAGCTTGTCGTTGAGATGAGGCGTAGAGACCGCGTCGCGAAACTTCGAGAAATCCACCCCCCAAAGCCCGCCGCCCAAGGGCAGCGTGTGATGCACATGGTCAGCCATTGAGTGAAATGGCTTGCTGCTCTTTTCCCATTCCTTGAGCGCGAGAACTTCTCGCTGGCTAGGTCGTGAGTCTGTGTCACGGAAGATCGCGCGCTGCACTTTGAGGTCGTCCAGCACAGTAAACCGCCAAAACATCCCGTTCGAGATCTGTGGGTCCGGGTCTCGCAGCTCCGCACCCGCTTGCTTGAGCTTGAGCTTCACGTTCTGAGGCACGTCAGAGCTTACGAAGAAGACACAGCGCCAGCCGGGAAGAAGCTGGGGATACTTCTCAGCGTTTCGTAGCGCACCCTGACAATAAAGAGGCGCACTCCCAAACAAGCTAAAGCTAATGACAGAGTTCATCCGTTCGGCCTCCTCCAGCCCAGCACCCTCGTCCAGCCCAGCACCCTCGTCCACCAGTCTTCATAGAGCGGGTTGCGCATGATGTCGCTGGCTTCGAATCCCCACACGGGGCAGAGCTGGTTAGCTCGTGCGAGAAACGCTTGCCTGAGTTTCATGGGCATATCGTCAGCGCGTCGCCTCCAGTAGTCCGCGCACACTTGCTTGTGCGGTGCGTAGAGAAGTGCTTTGTGTGAGTCGGTCATGGTTCGATTGGTTCTAGTTCGATTGCGGTCGTGTCTTGCATAGCTCCCATTGAGTCGAGCGTGCGCCACAAAGTGATTTCTGGACTCATCGCCCAGCCATCAGGCTTCTTCTTAACCCACCATCCACCTGATTGAATCGAACGATAAGCAAACCACTCGCTCAATCCGTGCTTCACACGATACCAGCTTGCGATGGCTGGACGGCGTTCTTTATCATGCACCCAATCTAATGTCATGGGTTCTTGTGAGGTAGGCTTATCATCCATCTCAGTTGCTTCGACTTGTCGGCGAATTGAGTCGTAATCGTTTTGGTAATAGCGCATAAGTCAGAAATTCGAGATCAGACTGGGATACCCATTCGTCGCATAAAACTCAATCGCCAGCCTCTTGTTGTGAATCTTCGCCGCGCTGTCCTTCGCTTCCTTCGCAGTCCACTGGCGCTCATGCTTCTCATGCAGCACATAGCCCCTGTCAATTTCGCACCCCGGCATGATCTGAAGCACGTTGCGCTTGTCCGTAAACACTCCGCTCTCCCGCCTCACCATCACTGCCATCACGACATCGAACTCAAGCTCGCCCAGCAGGAAGTCTGGAATCGCGAGCCAGTTCTCCACCAGCCAGCTCTTGCGCCACGCGAAGAGATCACGACCGAGATCAATGCGCAGTGTGCCATCGCCGTTCTTCTCACCATTCGCCGCGAGCGCTTGGGGGGTGAGCTTGAGGCTCTCTTCCGTCACCTTGTCAAAGTTCACGCGAAAGCTCCCTACGCAGTCGGTGGTCTTGAGGCGTTCGGTCAGCGCTTGCACGACGTCCGGATGCAGCACTGTATCATCGTTAGTCCACAGAATCACGTCGTCGTCCCGCTTGCATCTCCACAGTCCCTCCGCGATCACATCCTTGAAATAAGGCAGATCGCGCTTATCCCCAAGCTGTCTCGCGCTCCTAGGATAGTCATACTCCCACAGATGCGTGGGCACGACTCGCCTAGTTTTGTAAAGCGTGATCCAACTCCGCACTGCTGTCATGACGCGCTTGTCGTCCTGAGGCGTTCGCTGCGTGTGTCGTTCACATACATGGTAGAAAGTGGGTGAACGCTCACTGCGCTTCACGGCTGGAATCGAGACCACCCCCGGCTTCTCGATCCGCGTATTCATCTTCCACGCCATCCAGAGCTGAGGGATCGTGGCATCGGTGTCACCGCGCAGAAGATTGATAAGGCTCCCATCCTTGCACCTGTGAAAGAGCACCGTCTGCGGCGGGATATGCTTCAGCGTGAGTGCATTCTTGGGATGCCCGCGCTCTAGCACTCTCACGAACGTCGGCGGGAGATCTTTGAGCCCGTGCCAGTTGAAGATCAGGCGCGTGTGCAGCGCATGCGGAACGACGTGAAGCGCCGTGCTCACGTCGAACGCAACTCGGAGCCTGCCTTGCGAGAGCGGTCCCAGCATGAGCTTATGCGCATCGGGCGGATAGATCGCGACGCCAGAGAGCATCTCGCTCGGCATCTTAGGCAGCCCTGGCAGAATCACTTGTCCCACGTAGGGCTTGCGCTTGCACACGCTGTTGTAGGTGTTCTCCAGGTCGCGCAGCCAGCCCTCTTTCATTGGCACCGCGTCGGGCTCAAGCCAGAGCCACGGGAGCTGAGCTTTACTCTTCTGCATGTGGAGGAGCGTCGTCTCAAACATCCAGTTTGGTCCTGCTGGCCAGACTTCGCTTTGCAGAGGATGTGGTGTCGAGATCACTTCCACGTTCTTGAAGATCTTTGATGCACTCTCGAACACGGACTTCCCTGTGTCCTGCGCTAGTCGGCAATCTTGCACGAGCAGACAAGGGTTGTCGAGGCAGCCGCCGAGATGCGAAATCCAGTCTAGCAAGCCAAGTGTGAGCTGAAGATCGCGAGCGGTGAACGGAATCACTACTAAAAGCTTCATCGCGATTGAGCCTCTTTGAGTTCCAAGAGCTGCCAGCAATTCACATGAAGTTCAGCAAGATGCTTCTCTGTGTCTAGTGTCTCAGACGGAGCATGCACGAGAAGCTGAAGATCACACCCGCAAGCCCCGCACACGTGTAGATCCTTGGTATACGCGGTCGTGAGTTTCATCTCATGCTTTCGCCTCAGCGCCGCCTTGATCACTCTCGCCGCCACGCCCTTCGCGCTCTCGTAGAGATCCTCGATTTCGTTCAGAGGGCAGATCGCGCAGATTCGAGCGCGCGCTTCAGCCACCTCCGGCGCGACCGGCTTATGACCAGAAAGAATCCAGTGAGTGAGGCTCATTGCTTTACGTTTTCCCAGTGCTCATCCAGTCGTTTTTCGCCCATTCAGCGTGAAGTGCTCGCATGTGAAACACTTCAGCTCGCAGACGCTCATTCTCCGCTAGCAAGCTTTGTCGAGATTTTAGCCAATCGAGTAGTTTCATTTCTTTCGCTTTCTTCCACATCCCGCACACTCTCGCTTCGCTTTCGCTGCCACAGCCGCTGCTTGCGGATTACTCGCCTGCACGCACCAGCGCACATCATTGTCAAGCCTCTTGCACGTGAAGTTCGCAACAGCCTCCTTGCACTCTGCCAGCGTCGTCTTCACTTTGTTATTCGCTCTCGCCGCACACAGCGCCTTCGCCACCATCTCAAATCCCAGCATCGGGTCCGGCGCGGTCCAGTATCGTCCCGCGATCAGTTCGCGATAGAGCCAGCCCTTGGGAGGGTGTTTGGAGGTGGAGTGGAGGGGCATGGGGCTAGTCGTCGCTCTTGAATTCGCCGTTCGCGTCAACATGAGGTGGAGGCCAGCCTTTGGCACGCACATTCAGACAGCGCATTAGTGCTCGCCATGACTTACACAATAGGGAGCAAATCATGAGCAGCATGAAAAAGCTCAACCATGGTGACTCAGTTGCGAATCGGAAAAAGTTCATATCATTCGTCTCGCTTCTCCCCCCGTGGTGCTCTGCTCCACAGCCACGCAAACACAATGCTTACCACGAACCACGCGAGCAGAATATAGATGAAAGCGCTAATGATCATGATTGACTCTCACACTTAGAACAGACATCCTCGCCCGCTTGATCACTAGCTTCGCCGCAAACGTCACATCGCTTTCCGGTTCCATCACAGAGAAAGCAGGGTTGGCCAGCTATGCTTGAGTTTCCCGTGCCATCGCATGCTTCGCAGTTCATATCAGCCGTAGCTCAACTCCTTCGCTTTCACTTGTTCTCTATAATCCCGTCCCAGTGCGCCCAGCCACGCAGCGCCTCGGGAGTTCCGTGCTCCCAGGCCCTGGCCAATCACGAAGCCCAGGCGTCGCGCAGCTTCTACGGCCACTGCGAACATGTCGTAGAGGTCGGGGCTCCTGTTGAGCCGCTTCTTCATATCCTTCTTGCTCTCCACGCTCATCTTGTTCCCTGCCACGAGAGTCCAGAGACGCTGGAAACCGTCGCGCGCGGTGTCTTGAGGCAGGTCTCGCATCTGATCAGCCTCAATGAGATAGCGTGTCGCGAACCAAAGCTCAGTCACGAATTTGTCAAACACCTCTGAGCAGGGCATCAGTTCGCCGCGCTTTCTCACGTCTTTGTGGTCGCGAGGATACCTCCGTCCAATGAAGTTTGGCCTCTCACTCGCTCTCCCGCCAAACTCCACAGGCTGGACTTTGATCGAGATCACTCGCATCGCTGCCGCTGTGAAGCTCGATCTCCCGGTGCCATCATAGAAGAAGTGCGTGTCTGGAATCTCAAGTCTCGCCAGCTCCAGCTTCACTTCGTTCGCGATATGCTCCTCCACCGTCGTCTGTGGCCCTGTGCTATAGAACGAGAACACTCGCGGGGGCTCCAGAAAGCACAGCCTGAGTTTCCCGTCAATGTCCTTCCCAAACCCAAACGGCGCTCCACACGTGCGATCTCCGTGTTCAATCGTATAACTCACATCCATTGCATATAGCTTCTCGAGCTTCTCGTTCCCCCACACGACAGGCTCAAATGCTTGAAACTTCTGGCAGATTTCTTTTGTGATCACGCGGTTCGCTAACGACACACGTGGGATCAAGCCGCCAGCTTGCGCGATATACTCTGGTGAGCCTTCGCCACAGTCATGCTTCAGCTCAGCGATGAAGTTCCTTCCGATCAAATAAGGATACGGCTCCTGTCCCGCTGGAAAATCAAAGTTCGGCGAGTCCTTCCCCACAAGCTGAATTGCTCTCCCGTTGAAAGCTTTGGTCTTATAAACGCGGCTCACTTTGCTATCCGGCATCGCGTCCCAGCCACAGTCGGGCTCCGCTGCTTGTCCGAGCGGCGTCTCCAGATCCACGAGGTTGCCTAGCGGCACGAAGAAAAAGCGTCCGTTGTTGTTGTTGGACTTCAGATTCGTGATCCCTTTACTCATGGTCTCTTGCATGAGATGAAACTCATCGGCGATCAGCACCACGAACTTGTTCTTGATGCCCGCATAGTCGCCCAGGCCCTGCCACTCTCCGCCACGCTTGCACGCGATGCCAAGGATGCCGTTGCGGAAGTCACGACCCTCAGTGTCTTTCGCGTCCGTCGTGATGCGCTGGCGCGAGTCGATGAGGTTCCCTGCGAGCCATGGATAGCGCTCGCGTGCCTCCTTGAACCGCATCTTGACCTCTCCGAATACCCGCAGCTCCAGTCTCTCTTTGTCCGTGGTCGAGCACAGCCCCGTGAATTCATCCGGCACAGCCCAGTACCACGCGAGCAGCGGAGCCACAGCAGCAAAAGCTGTCTTCCCTGCGCTCGCAGGTCCCCAGATCGGAGTCGTCCCGCCCTTGCTCACTTCCTCGATCATCATGTCGTTCCAGCGGTGCCACACGAAGTCAGGCATCGCGAGCTTGCAGAACTTCTTGGTGTGCTCTGCGAGAGTGAGGCCGCCAGGGAAAGAGTCGCCAGAGTAAAGACACCGCTTGATCGCTTCCAGTTCCAGCCTCGCCGGGCAGGTCGCTTTGATCGCGCCGTAGGAGTAGCGATGTTGAGAGAGGTCCATCAGCAACATTCATTGAATCCACTCGCCTGCTCTTCTCCTTCGAGCGTAACGCTGAAAACTTCACCACACTTGCAACATTTGATTTCAGGTTCAAGCGTGAACCCATAAAATGTTCTCATATACCGAGACGATTTGATCTGTTTCCCGTTACGATCCTTATCTTGAGTTCGGCTGGTGCCCTCTGGATCACCATCATTCTCAATCTCGAAATGATCATTCTCACCTTCTTTGAAGTCTGGCGAGGCTGGTTGGGTGCATTTGTGATCGAACTCCACTTCGGATTCGATCACGGAGTCTTTCAAAGTGGTCCCGCAATCAGCACAATTCAATTGAACTGTTACGCTAGCATGAACGGAAGTGTCGTTCAGATCTACGCTTTCGATTTCACACTGAGGTTCATCATAAGAAACGAACTTGTTACAGTCTGGACATCTCATTCTTGATTCAGAGCTTACCCAAACCCTTGTCAAATGTCAAGCTTAGAGAAGTTCTTTTGCTCTCGTCAAGCGGTTAGCTCATCTAAAATCCGTGCTCGACTCTCTGGCTGAACGTGTTAGAGTGGAGAAGTGAGTTCACAAATAATGCAGGGTGGGAGCTGCTCCGCTGAGGATCTCTGTTGCGATCCCATTGTCACAACCGTCCCCGGCGCGACCGGCGCAGCAGGAGCCGCTGGCGCTGACGGCACAGATGGCGTTAACGCTTTTACTCTTCTCGATGGCGGCTTCACGATGCCTGCTGAACTCGCAAACGTCGTCACTGTCGTCGATGACAATACCTGGATGGCGCTTGGTCAGACGCTTTTCATCCAGGTCGCTGGTTACATGCGCGTGGCTGCTCTCAACGTCAACGGCGTAGGAGTCACGCTCACGAACCTCGAAGATGCAGCTACGAGCACTTATCCCGATAACGCCGCGCCCGCGACAGCTATTCCGAACGATAGCAAAGTCTCTCCCAGTGGTGTGACAGGTCCCGCAGGCGCTGCCGCAGCTTCTCCCGCGCCTGTTAACGCGACCTATATCACTCAGACTCCCAACGCGACGCTCACGAACGAACAGCCACTCTCTGCGCTCGCTACAGGCATCCTCCGCTCTACTACCGGCACAGGCGTCGTTTCAATAGCTGCTGACGGCACCGACTATCTCTCCCCCACCACCGGCCTCGAACCCGCCGACATCGGAGTCACTGTTCAAGCTTTCGATGCCACGCTCACGAGCATCGCACTTCTCGGCACTGCGGCAGATCGCATCGCCTACACCACAGGTGTTGACACCTGGGCAGAGACCCCTCTCACAGCCGCAGGGCGCAGTGTCATTGACGATGCCACAGTCACTGCGATGCGCACCACGCTCGGAGTTCAGCGCACGCCTCAGGACATTCTCATCTATCAGCATCAGCTTGCTGCGGGCACAAATGCAGGCGATTTCGATCCCGCCGCAGGCTGGGCCACGGTTCCGCTCAACACGGAGGTCGCTGACACAGGCGGACTAGGCTCAATTGCAGCTAACACGATCACACTGGCCACCGGAGTCTATCGCGTCCACTGGCACATGCACGGTTATCAGGTGGATCGCTTTCAATCGCGGCTCTTCAATGTCACGACTGCTGCGATCATTGGCTATGGCTCGAACGCTAAATCCGCCGCTGCCGACACCTGCATGAGCACTAGCGAAGGCGAGGCCCGTATCACGATCACAGCCGCGACGGAGGACATCAGAATCCAAGCGCAGTGCGAGACCCTGAACGCAGGCGACGGCTTCGGGATCGCGAATGCTTTTGGCGGCGTGCAGTGCTATGCAGGCATTTGGCTGGAAAAGGAGGTTGGTTAGTATCAGCGTCTCAGACCAGCGCCGAATCATCGACGGATTCTCCTACATCGGTCGCGGTGTTCACTCTGGCGTCTCTCCCAACCAGCTCGCTCAAGACCAACTCTCTTTCGCCACCAACACCCAGTTTCGCTCCGGCACTCCCAAGCAGCGCCCCGGGATTCTCTGCCGTCCGCTGATCTTCGCTTCCGAGGCTGAGCAGCTCGCTTTCGAGTCCGGCTTCTGGCAAGGCGGGTTCATCTATCGCTACGCTGGCGTCTCCAAGCTCCTGTGCAGCATCTCTGGTCGCTTCTACGTCATCGATCCGCTCACGTTCATCGTGACTGACATGACTCCCGCGACCGCCTCACAGCCCTGGCAACCTCAGGTCTGGTTCGAGCAAGCAGAGATGTTCGTGATCAGGCAAGACGGCGGCTGGAGCGTGCCGCTGATCTACGACGGGGCTACAGTGCGCGAGTCCAACATCGCAGCGGGCGAAGTGCCCGGCGGTCGCATGATGAAATATGCGCTGGGTCGTCTCTGGCTCGTGAATCCCAACGGCAGAGACTTCATCGCGGGAGACCTTGTGTTCGGACCCAGCGGGACGCCTGCTTATGGCTACCGAGACTCGGTGCTCAAGTTCACCGAGAACGACTTTCTCAACGAAGGCGGTGCGTTCACTGTGGGTGACGAGATCACAGCTCTTCGCTCCCAGGCGACTATCGATACCACTTTAGGTCAGGGTCCGCTCGCGGTTTTCTACAGTGGCGGTGCAGCCCTCGTCAACGCTCCCTTCGACCGCACGCTTTGGAAAGTTGTCGAGTATCCCATCCAGACCGTGGGTGTGCTCTCTCACGGCTCGCTTGGTCACTACTCCACGCTGAACGTTAACAATGACATCTGGTATCGCGCTGACGACGGAATCAGGAGCTTTCAGGCAGCGCGTCGCGAAGAAGGCAAGTGGGGATCAACCCCCCTCAGCTACGAGATGGACCGTGTCATCGCTTTCGATCAGATCGATCTCCTTGCCTACGGCAGCGCGGTGCTCTTTGACAACCGCCTGCTCATGACCGCTTCGCCAGTCTCGATCCCTCTGCGTGGCGTCGTGCATCGCGGACTCATGGCGCTCGATTTCCAGAAAGCATCGTCTCTCGCCCAAGACACACCCCCTGCTTACGATGGCCTCTGGACCGGACTCGACACGCTCTACATCTCTCATCTCCAAGTCCGTGGCGTGGACCGCTGTTTCGCGTTCGCTCTCAACTCGCTCTCCAAGATCTCGCTTTACGAAGTCACTCGCTCCGCTCTCTTCGACGCCGACGGCAGCCAGGCGATCTCCTGGACTCTCGACACTCCCAGCTATCGCTTCAGCTTCGAAGGCATTACCAAGAACCTCATGCGTCTCATGGGCGCGACGCTCTACCGCTCGAATCTCGTGAAAGATGTGAGCTTCTGTGTCGCGTTCCGCGCCGACCGCTACCCCGTCTGGACCGCGCCCTCAGAGTGGTGCTGGAGTGACTGCGCGACTCAAGGCTGTGTGCCCACCTTCCCCGGCTGCTCGCTGCTCCCGAACCAGCCCCAGTATCGCGTCCCGAAGCTCCTCTCACAGCCTCCCGACGACTGCGAAACCGCTTCCAACAAGATCGCGCGCATCGGCTACGAGTTCCAAGCCAAGCTCTCAATCAACGGTCCCGCACAGCTCGATCTCTTCCGCCTCTGGACCTATGATTGGCCGGAGCCGCGCTATGAACAATGCGTAGCAGAAGCAGACTGCGAAGTCTTTCGCGAGTGCGGTGGGAACTTCCTCTTCACCTACGGAATCAATTCTTGCGCTTCGATAGTTGATGATCCTGATGACCCCGTGCCCCCGGCGCCACCTGAGGGAACGCCGCCGCCAGCTCCACCCCCCGACTACCCCCCAGAGCCCCCCGGCTGGCCTCCCGCTCCGCCTCCGCCTCCGCTCATCGACGACCAAGGCTGGCCTCCTCCTGTCCCAGACGAGCCTCCCGTGCCGCCCACGTCGCCACCTGTGCTCGGATGCGCCGGGACTCAGATCGACGGCTACCTCTGGTATAGCACCAACGGCACAACCAGTCTCCCCGTGCGCAACGACGGCGCGCTCATCACTGACGACCCGAACACGGTCTATGATGCCGATCTCATTCTCTGGTGGAAAGCTCATCTCCAGGCCGACTTTCTTGCCTACGCTCTCAGCAACAGCATTCCCGTGGATAGCTACGCTTTCGTCTGGTACTGGGATACCGCTGGCACGGGCTGGAACGCACACTATCTCCGTGATTTCGACGGTCACCTCGCTCTCGGCTCCCCCGGCTGGTCCCTCTCAATCAGCTATTGCACAACTCCATGAGTGAGCATACACTTACTTTAACGATAACATAACTCACAATGGCCCTGCTCCCTGTTCAACTCGTTCCGCCGACGCTCGCAGACGGCTATTGTCCTGGCTCGCTGCAAGAGTTCACGAATGACATCATTAGTGCGACCACGATTCAGAGTAGCATCTCGACGGACAACATCGTCATCAGCGACACGGCTCCTGCTGACACCACCAAGATCTGGTTCAAGACCGTGGGCGGGCTGCCTAGCGATCCAAATCAGTTCTACAAGTGGAATCCTAGTCTGGGTCTCTGGGTGCGCGCGAACTCAGCAGCCGCTTCAGGCAACGACCTTCGCCTTTTCGAAGGCACTATCGGCGGCGGAGGCGATCTCGAAACCTACGACGGTGGCAGCGCAGGCGTAGTGGGTGATGCCTCTGGTCCCATGTGGGAAGAAGCTACCGAATATCGTGGCCGCTCTCCTATGGGCGTGGGCGCGATTCCAACAGCAAACCCCGCTAAGAGTCTCGCGCTCGCTGAGGACTTCGGCGAAGGCGCTCATCTTCAAACAACAGATGAAGTAGGCTCACATAAGCACGAAGAAGGAATCTACGTTCGCACTTCGGTCACAGGCTATTGGGTGCCCGCGAACGGCAGCACGGCCAGCGGCACTGGCGATCTCGCTCAAGATGTGAACCTTGTGCTTGACCGATCACTCCCATTCACAGCCAACAATACTTACGGCGCGAGTGGGCAACAGACGATGCCCGTGGTGCATCCAGTGCGAGGAGTTTATTTCATTCGTAGAACTGCTCGCATCTATTACGTCGGCTAACCATGGCAGCTTTCAACCTCAACGCAGCCGCAGCTTCCAATGGTCTCGCTCCTCTAGACTCCGAAGCTCAGCGCCGCAAAGACGAAGCTGCCCTTGTCAAGGGTCTCCCTGTCATCGCCATCGGCGGCCACGGCTCCACGCTCGAAGACCCTTTCTTTCCGTTCATAGACAAAGCTGCTCCCGGCGCGCACAAGATGCCTCTGCGCGGCACTGGTCACGGTCTCGCTGGTCTCGGCGTGGGCAATGCTATGACTCAGATCAAGGACGCACTGCGCACTAACCCACCTGCCTCGCTCTTCATTGGCAACTCCATCGGTGGTCCGCTGCTCTACAACGCGATCAAAGAAGTGGACCCTCTGGGCACCAACACACAGCGCCAGACGATGTATATCGATCCTCCGAACCTCAAATGGTATCAGGGTCCTCCGCGCTGGATGAATTTCATGTCTCCCACAGCGCGCACCATTCAGCGCGCCAACGACGCAGGAATCGCGAGCGATCCAAACACTATCAATCTCACAGGCGGTCGCTGGCTCAAGAAAGAGCTTCATTCTCCCTGGGCTTACACGAACACACCTGGCAACCCGGCGCGTGTCGCTGCTATCACCCAGACCATACAGAACAAAGCCTCTGGCACCAACACAGCTCCTCAAACCCCGCGCTAAATCATGTTCTCAACTCAAGCATTTCCAGTTGTTACCTTTGATAACATGCCATGCAGTGACAGGTGCGACACCAAACATCTTCCCCAGACGATAAGTAGAATACTCACCCGTAGCGTGCAGTCTCTTAATCTCTTTTGCTTGTTCAAGTGTAAGCTTGGTATTCCCTGGACGGACTCCGTAAAGAATGACTCTACGACCTTTCTGAATCATATCCTCGACATTGCTTTTAGGCGTGCCGGGAAACAAGTGTCTCGGATTGCAGCAAAGCTTCACATCACAGCGATGACAGATGAAGTGCCCCATAGGCACAGCCTTTCCGTTCTCAAGCATCCAGGCCATTCGATGTGCCAAGATGTTTCGTTTATTCGGACGCAACAGACCCACGACTCCGTAGCCGCTATTGACTTGAGCCCCTGTCCACAGCCAACAATCATCTTCTCCTTTGATCTCAACACGATTCCAGAAGCGCTCATTAAATTCCATAGTTTCGTGAAAAATTTTCCAACGCGCATATGCGCCGCGATGACTGATTGGAACTTGTTCAATGTTGGTAACGAGAGCAAAATTCATGTATTAAACTTTGCGTTTTCGAGAGGAGCTTGTCAACACAAATGAGCCAAAGATTACGTGTTTCAGATTTAATGTCGGACGCTTCTTTTATAGCAGGGGATCTGGGTTTGTGCTTACCTGCACAGAGAGCTAAATTTCTATCTTATGCCAACGGCGCGGAGGAGCGCATGCAAGTCTATGGGCGCTGGTGGGGGAGCATTGTGGAAGCACAGTTTTGCATAAGAAACTCCTGCCTCGTCTGGCCGCGCGAAGTCGGGACCATTGAACAGATGTCGATCTGTGGCGAACCCATTCCCATCGAGAACTCGTGGTATGCGTTCACGGAGAACCTCGCCTCAGTCAATCCCTGCGAAGGCGGCTGTTCCAGCGAGTCCGGCTCTACCTGCGGCTCCTGCAACTCTCGCGGCCAGTGCTCTTGTGGCCACCTCGCCATGCGCATGCGCGCGAAATTCTCCGCTTCTTTCGACTGGACGCGCGGGACCTCCAAAGTCCTTCGCTTCTATCCCTCGCACTCCGCCGACGTGGGTAAGAAGATTGTCGTCCAGGGCTATGACGAGAACAACATCTGGGTGCGGACCTCCTTCGACGGCGAAGTCCAGGACGGCGAACAGATCACGCTCGCTCTCCCTTACACTGATACCACGACTCTCTGGTATCCTGGCAGCCCTTCCGCTCTCCAGAAAGAAGCCACCAGCTATCGCGTGCTGATGTATGAAGTTGATGTGAACACTGGCGATGAACGTTTGCTTGGCGACTATCAGCCCAGCGAGACCAATCCTGAGTATCGCGTCTCGAATATCCCTGGCTTCAAGTATGTGAAGTGCGGGTGTTGCTCCACCGACGACTCTTGCGACGCGCTTCGCACTGTCACCGCTCTCGTCAAGCTTAACCACATCCCACTCAGCGCTGACCGCGACTGGCTGCTCTTTCGGAACCTGGAAGCCTACCGCGAAGCCATGCTCGCTCAGTTCCACTGGCGCAACGGGAACACTCTCGAAGGCGACGCGCATTTCTTTGGCCGAGTCGCACCGAAGCAAGCGCGCGCTTCGAACCAAGCCACGCTCTCGAAGGGTGGAGCGATCCCGCTGCTCAGAGCTGAGCTTCGCAGCATGACTGGCGACATCACGACTGTTTATACTCACATGGAAGCGACGAACACTCTCCCTTACCTGCTCGCGGACTTCAGATAATATGAAAGGACTCCTCTAATGCCTCTCGCCGGACTTACTAGTGCTTTTCTCGGTGGTCGCGCTGGTGATATTCAGCGTAAGCGCCTGAACAGGATCGCGAACACTCCTGGTCTCGACATCGAGGCGCTTTCAGCTCAAGCTCTTGGTAATCAGCAAAAGCTTCTTCCGGGCGCGACCCAGCTCGTGGGTCAGGAAGCAATCTCGCGTCAAGATCAGATCAATCAGCTTCTAGAGCAGTCTCTCCCAGGCTTCACCGCCCAGCGCGACCAGGCCCTCGGCACCGCTGGCGACTTCCTCTCTGGTCAGATCCCAGACGATGTGAGCGATATCGTGCAGCGCTCAGCGGCAGCTCGTTCCCTGGGCGGCGGCTATGGCGGCAGCGGCATGCACCGCAATCTCGTGGCGCGCGATCTCGGACTCACTTCTCTGAACATGAAGGACAAGGGTCTTCAGTGGCTCTCTGCCCTCCGTGGCCTCTCCCCCACAGCCACGCCTCAGAGCGCTTTCTCCTTCACTGGCCCCAGCGCTCAGGACTTTCTCAACATCAGAGGCCAGGAACGTCAACAGAAAATGAACACGAAAGCGCTCGCCGCACAGATCCCTGGTCAGACCGCCGCCTGGGCAAACTATATGGCTCAGCAAGAAGGCAACTTCCAAGGTCTCCTTAACACAGCGGTCGGCGTCGCCGGGAAAGCCGCGCTAGGCTAACATTATGCCCGTTGATCTCGAAGCAAATCGTCTCGCGTGGTTCAACTCTGGTCTGAACGCAGCAAAGTTCGCTGGCGAAGGCTTTGACCTGGCGCTGCGAAACCAAGCTCAGAAGTCCCAAGCTGCCGACCGCCGCATCAGAGAACGCGAACTCGCTGCCCGTATCGCTGGCATTGAGCTTGAGAATCAGAAGCTGAGCGCTGAGATCCAGCAACGTGCCGCTTTCGACGCTCAAATGCTGAACGTGAACACCGCTATCACTAAAGCGAAGACAGCTTTTGATGCGTCTCGCGAGGCTGGCGACCAGCAACCCGAACCCGACTGGGAGCGTCTCCGAGTCCAAGAAGCTCTCCAGCAAGCCCCAAACAATCCCCATACTCAGGTTTTCGTTAAGCGCGTTCAGGACGCAGAAGAACTCGCGATCAAGCGTCGAGAACTCGAAATGCAAGGGCAGCGACAGGCAACTCTCGACCAGCTCTCTTCCCAACGCCTCTCGAACTCCGAAGCCCGCACTCGAAACGAAGCCACGCGCCTTCAGCTTCAGCAGATGGGCTTCTCACTACGCCAAGTGGATCAAATGATGAAAGCCTCAGAGCTGGGCTATGACATTCAAGGACAGCCAGACGTGAGTCCTCAAGGCGGGGGTCCTGTGCCGACTCTTGTGCCTGCACAGCGCCCGCTTACGACCACGACACTCTCACAGGTTCAGCAACGCTCTTCTGAAGCTGACACCGCGCTCGCTTCTCTCCAGGATGCTGTATCAGCTATTCAGAAGAATCCTGAAGCCATCGGAGTGCGCGGGATCATTGGACAAACCATAGAAAACGTGAAGGGGAATATTAACCCGCGCAGCACCGATCCTACCCCTATCACCGACACGCGCCAGAAAGCTTCTATCGCTTTCGCGAACATCGCCAAGAGCCTTCGTGTCGATTCCGGCAACATGAGTCGCTATGAACTCACGAAGCTCGAACAAGCTGGCGACGTGCTCTCGTGGGAGAAAGGCGCTCCGGGCGCTCTCAACCAACTCGCGAACATTCAGAACGCAGTGGTTGCGCAGAAGCTCCGCCTCCTCAAACTTCAGCGCGCGAAGCCTGATGACACTGTGCTGCGCTCTATTGCGAAAAGTGAGTTTGCTGACTTGCTCCGTGACAACCTTCTCACTCTCGAAGACGTGGCTCGTGCCAAAAAAGCAGGCGCGCTCACCGAAGCCGAAGCGCTCAACATCTTCGACAGCCTTCAGCGCCCCTAGCTTATGGCCGACATCACACGCGAGGAGTTTCAGAAACAGCTTCAAGGTGATGCGAGCGCTCCCGACATCACAAAGCCCATTCTCCCGCGCGCTCAGAGCGCTCTCCCCAGCTCCCGTCAGCCTGTCACTGCGCTCTCCGATACCGGCATATACACGCACGCACAGAAGCTCGGCGCTCGCCCCGGAGTCCCTTTTGACACATCCACTGGCGTTCCTTTTCTCACGCGCCTTCGCTCAGCTGTTCAGCCCTCCTCTCCCGAAGAGTTCAAAGCCCTCGAAGCCGCTTATGGCCCCGGCAACGTGCGTCAGAATTCCTACGGCAATCCTGTGGTTACTGTCATGGACAATGGAAAGCCGAAGGACGTGCTTGTAGATCCCCTGGGCGTGGACTTCGGAGACTTTGCCTCAGTGCTCGGTCAAGCCCCTGAAATCGCAGGGTCTATCGCAGGAACTCTGCTCTCTAAAGGCAAAGGGGCGTTTCAGCCGGGCGCGTGGCAGGCCCTGAAGACACTCCTGCTATCGACCGGAGGTGAGGTCACTGGTGGCGCAGCCAAAGAACTCGGAGTGCGTCAAATCGAAGGCCAGCCTCAGAATTTAGGCGAAACCGCCACCAGACAAGCCGCATTCGGAGCTTTGGGCTTAGGACTAGGTGCTGGCATGGGTGTCTTCACCAAAGCAATCACCAAAGGCATCACTCCTTTCGGCAACTCGCCTCAGCTCAATTTCGACGCCCGACGCGCTGGCGAGTATCTCAGCCAGAAGTTCGGAAAAGAACTCCCCATGACTCCCGGCGAGCTAACTGGAAGCACTTTCCTTCAGCGCTCAGAAGCTCTCGCTCTCCAGAAACCAGGCTCCTCAGTGCCACTCGAAGCCATTCTCAAAGAGCGCAACCAGAAGATCGCGGAAATCCAAACCATCATGCGCGGTGGCGCAGTGCCTGACGAAGAAGCTGCTGCCTCTCGCGCTATGGAAGCTCTCGGTGTCAAGACCCAGCCCATGGACGAGGCTATCCAGCAAGCTTCCCAGAGCACACGCATTCAGGCCGAGAAAGAGCTTCTCGAAGGTATCTCGTCTTCCACAAGCATCTCCCAGCCTGTGAACAAAATGGATCTCGGTGCGGGAATCCGTTCACGTGCTTTTGCTCTGCGCGAAGAAGCTCTAGGTCCCGGCTCAAAGAGCGAAAAGCTCTACAACGAAGTCTTCTCGAACCCACTCACACAAGAGAAGAACATCCCTGGCAACGTGCTCGCTCAAGATGCTGACGACCTAATCGCCAAGCTCCCGACCAAAGAAAACACTGTTCAAGCCATCGACTACGATAGTTACGGCAGTCCGATCACTCGCGACATCAAAGGCAAAGAAGTCATGCGAGAGTTCGTGCCGCCTGATGTGATTCCCAAGGTCAAGGCTCTCTCGTCTCTTCGAGGCCAGCAATTCCGTCTCGACGAACTCATGCAAATGCGCCGCGAGATCGACAACGACATTGCACAGGGTGAAGCCGTGAAAGGCTATCAGACTCGCTATCTCACCCAGGTCCGTAACTCCCTCACCAAGCGCATCGAAACCGGACTCGAAGAACTCGACCCAAAGCTCCTCAAAGACTGGCAGGCTGCGAACGCTAACTACGCAGAGCAAGCAAAGCGATTTCAGAAACGTGGCATCGCTGAAATCTTTCGCGACCCCGACCAGCCCGGCGTGCTCAACGATATCGAGCTAGTGCGCCGGGCCACCGCTGGCCCGAACGCAGGGAGCTACTATCGCGATTACAAAGATTTCTTTGGCGCTGGCAGCACAGAAGTCCTGCAGCTTCGCCGTGCTGTAGCTGATGATGTGATCGACAAGAGCCCTCTCACTGATTCCATCGACGGCGCTGGCTTCGTGCGTCGCCTGGAGGATCTCGCCAAGGACGCTCCTGAAGTTCTCAAGGATGTGTTCGGGCTCACTCCTGCGCGCCTCCGTGAGAGCGGCCAGGTGCTCAAGCAACTCCAGAAGGGCTCTCTACCAGAAGACGAGCTTCAGGCCGCTATCGCCAGTGGCAATCTCTCCGGCGTCAATCTCCTTTACATGATGCAGCGACAGGCTGATAAGGATCTCGCTTATCGCAACGAGATCATCCGCGACGTAGCCAAGGGCACTCTTAAGCCTGACAAGATCAAGCCGACTCAGTTCGTGGAGAAATTCGCTTTCAAGGCTGAGCCTAGTGATGTGCAACAGGTTCTTGGCATGCTTTCTGACCGCCCTGAAGTGATCGAAGACATCCGCAGACTCACGTTCAAGCGCGTTCTTGATGACGCAACAATCTCCAACCGTCAGGGTGCTGAAGTGCTCAGTGGTCAGAAGATCATCGACGCTCTGAACAACGAAAACGCGACCAAGCGATTGCGCTCGATCCTAAGCACTGACACATTCAATGATCTCTTAAGCATAGGGACTTACCTGCGTGCTGGCGAGGCTCAGCAAGGCGCGTTTGCCTCCGCTGGCGGCATCGGAGCTGGTCAACAGATCGCCAAGATCGTCGAGCAAGGCGATCTCCGCTACGTCGAGCGCGCTCTCAAGAACTTCCTCACCGCGACGCTTTACACCTCCCCAGCGATGCGCAGTTACTTCGGGAACACAGCTATCACGCCTCAAGGCTCAGCTACACTCGTGAACTACGCCGTCGCCTCCGCTCCCTTCGCTCAAGCTCTCCTGCGCACCTATGGCTTCGAAGGCGCAAAGAAAGCTTATCAAATCAAAGACTCAGTGGATCAGTCAGTGCAACGAAACCCCGCAGCGGGACAGCTTCCAGAGCCTGTGCAGACTAACGCCCCGACTGCCCCCAACCAGCCCTCTCGTGATCAATTTCTAAAGATGCTGCGGGAATGAACCTCGCCTCCCTCAGCGCCTCTCTCACTCCTTCCTTCATCACCCCCGCACTCGAAGCCTCGCTGCTCTCTCACTTCCCCGCGCTCCTCGCCTCCAGTCCTGCTCGCTCTCTCGACCGCTCTCGTGTCGTGCGCTTCGGCTGGGACTATCGCGGGCATCAGAAGGTGCTGCCAATGCCGGACTGGGCGGAAGAGCTGCGCGCACTGCTCCCCGACCCCCGCCCTCTGGACTCCCTCACCCTCAACGAATACCTTCCCGGTCGCGCGATCTTGCCTCACTATGATCCGCTGGAATTCGGCGATCCTATCCTGATTCTCGGTCTCGCGAGCGCTTGCACTTTTGAGTTGAGCTTAGGTGCTGAGCGCTTGGCCTTCGAGTTCCCAGCGCGCGCGCTCGTCAGCCTCTCAGGTCCCTCACGCTTTCCCTGGCACCATGCGATCAAGCCTGTGGAAGCGTTGCGCTACTCGCTGGTGTTTCGCTAGCTGAAGGCACACGACACGCGCGCGCTCCCTTGATTCACCCAAGGGAGCGACTGAAGGAACTCACAAAGGCAGCCGCTATTCGCTCTCCACGCCACCAAGCCGCCCAGCCATCAGCGGGAAGTCGCCGCGTGTAAACCAAACATTGCTCTTGTGACCAGCTCCAAGGTAAATAGATAATTCTCATCCCACAATCTCCAGCGGCCACTCTTCCTTGATCTGCTCGATGCGCGAGAGCTGAGCTTCGAGACAGGTCACAAGCTTCTGAGCATGATACCAAGGATCACAGCTTTCTTGAGGTCGTTCAAGCGCGTCCCGCTTCTTCATCGCCTCCTGCAACGCTCTTTTCAGATTCGTCTCCACATTCACTGCCAGCACGTAGCCCCGCAGCAAGCTCGTGATCAGCACATTCTCCGCGCTCGTGATCTCATTCCACTCACTTGCTTTCGCCAGCATCGTGCGCGTGACCACCGGCCACTTGCGCTCTGGCACCTCGAAGGTCGTGCGTCCGCGACGGTGGGATTTCAGCTCGCTCTGTTCGCTCATTTCACCCTCCTCAGTCTCAATGTTCCAGCATATGACGACCCGGCACCCAGAGGACATGAAACCCCCTGTTCGAGCGAAGTCAAAGGCATCGGCTCTGACACTCCTGCGCTTGTTCTCACTCTGAACATCTGAGCTGATGAACACTGGTCAATATAAACCAACATTCGAGCTACCTGCTTCCATCTGAATCCGGCTTTCTTGCTCATAGTTTCTCAGCTTTCTCTTTGTCCATGCTCCAGTCACTGTAACAAAACCCTTCGGCAGGAATGACAATCCTCTGCCCCGCGATCAGAATCTCGTTCTGAAAAATCTCTCGCATGAAAGGACGAGCGAAAGTGTCATCCTCCCGCCTCCATTGAGTCAAGATCGAGTCATGCACACAGAGTAGAGGCTCAACCTTCAACTTCTCGCCATCGCGATTATCATCAGCATACCACAGATTTCGTAGCGCGAGCTTGATGCTGTAAGTGGTGTAGTATTGAGGTGCACTGCTCAGCACCTCCTTCAGCGTCTCATGACACGCGACCTTTCTCCCCTGCTTGAATTCCGCTTTGCGCTGATAGATCCTCCTGCGGTGCCCCGTGTTCATCTCAAGCACTCCCGTCGTGAGCAAGAGCTTCTCAGTCTTCGCGTGCCAAGCCTTGATGCCAGGGTAGCGTAGAAATAGCGCGCTTCTCAGCTTATCCACTTGCTCTTTCGAAAGCACAATCGGTCTCGCTGTCTTCAGATCCAGTGGCAGATCCGCCATCGAATACTTCAGAATCGTATCAATCGTCGTGCGCCATCCGCTCCCGTAGCACCCCCCGTGAAGACTGCTCTTTGCGCCTGGATAAAGCCAGTCCGGAAGCGTCAGCTCTTTCAAGCGCGCTTTCATGAGATCCGTGCTCGCATTCTGATAGAGTCCCGGTTCGAAGTAACCGAAGCAAAGCCCCTTCGCAGGCTTCAGCCCCGCTCTCAGATCCTCCAGCATCTTCGTGTCACCGAGAGCCGCACACTCCGCCGCCACGGTCCACGAGTCAGCGCCTTCAAGATCACACTGCCCCATCACGCAGCCCTCGTCCGCCACCATCACATGACGATGATGCTTGTCCCAGCTCTGGAGGTTCGTTCCCGTTCCCATCGGACTCTCACTCGCCGCCATGCGCCCGGTCTCTTTCACGAGACTGATCGAGCTTCTGATCCTCCCGTCGTCATCGATCTCTTTGTCGAGATTCGTGGCTGCGAGCCTCAGCCTCCGCTGCTGCAAGCACCACAACACCCTCACGTCTTGCGTCGCCGCGTAGAGCTTATCCAGGGTTTGCTGATCGGTGGAGAAACGCTTTCCAGCAGGTTTAGCGCTGCAAATAGATGAATCCTCGCCTTCTGCGCGTCCATTGGCGGCTCCAGCCACGTCATCGCATCCTCCAAGCGTCTCTTGATTCGCTTCAGTTTCACATGTTAATCCTTTCGCTTTGAGCCTCTTCCTCCACTCCCCTTCCGCCTCCCACGACAACCTCCCCGTCCACGCGTCTTTGTAGATCCTCCTGAGACCGCACGTTTCGTAGAGGAACCTCTGCGCGTCGCCGCCTTGGTTCGTGCTCCCGATGTTGACGGCGAGACCGAGAAGAGTGGAGAGTTCACCGAGGAGAGCAGATGATCTTGTATGTAATCCGCTTCTCTCATCAATCGCCATCTTAACAGACGAATTTCCTCTATCAGCAGTTTGTCCATAGCTTAATTCCTTCCAAATCGCTTTCACTCTCTTCCACTCAGCTCTCTTGCTCTCCAAGATGTGAGGCTCGCAGTCGGAGAGAGAGGCGGGCGCGAAGGGCTGGCGCTTGAGCGTGAGCTTGTGCATGGGCTTGAGCCAAAGGAGACCTAACTCGATCACTACGCAAGGCTCTGTGTCTTTCTCCAAGCATTTGAAAATCGGATTTGCTCTGAGCAACTCACGTCCCGCTGCATCAACACGTTTCCCATCCTTCACCCACTTCTTTCCATTCCATCTCATCGGCTGCCAGCGCTCTTCCACGACCTCGACCTTGACGCGAGGATTCTTGCATCCGAGACAGCGGAGGGTGAGAGCTGCGAACCATTCCTCAGACGCCGTGCTCGACATCAGATTCGCATAGAGATCGCACAACGCTGTTCCCAGCCCATCCTCGCGAGCCTGCACCTGGTCAATCTCCGCCTGCAACTCCATCGCCCCTCGCGACGCTTTCTCTCTCGCCTCCTTCGCGCGACCTTTGTCAAACTTGATGCCTCGGAGCATCATGTACCTAATCGCCGGAAGCAACGAGATATTGAACTGATAATGACTCTGCTGCCCCGCGTCCATCAACGCCTTCTCCCTCTCCCAGCACTCCAGCGTCACGCACGCATCGATCCCGTTGTAAGTCCAGAACTCCTCATCGCTCTTGAACTGCAACTCGCCGTCTTCCTTGTCCGGCTTGTAGAACGGCTGTCTCGTCAGCAAGCTCGTCTGAGTCGCGAGTCCTTTCAAAAGCTCCGGAAACAATTCCCACCACGCGAGGATAGCGTCTTCTATATTCTTAACCACAATCCCGTAGGTCCACGCGAGAGCGAACGCATCGTAGCAGTAGTAATTCTGACCGACTTTCGTAAGCTCTGTGTTCTCCAGAATCAAATCCCGCTGCGCTTGCCACAATCGCGTCTCCTCGTCCTCGCTCCACACCGAAGTCCCATCGATATGCGCGAATGGAATTACAAGCGCTCGATTCGAAGCGGGCGCGTAAGCCATGCACGTCACATTCCCAGGATAGCCTTCTAAGTCCTGGCCCAGCGGCACACCCGCGACCTTCAGCTTGTAAAGTTCCGCACAGATTCCTTCCACGCCCCAGCCATATTCAGGGGCTGCGATGCAGATACTGCGCTGAGGAAGCGTTAGTTCACAGATCCCCATCTCTTGCTTGAGTCTCTCCAAATCCCCCAACCCTCCCACTCCCGTCCGATAGTAAGCCTGAAGCCCGTAGTCGCGAAGGACCATGGCGGGGGGGAGAGCGGCAAGACACTTCACGCCATGAACAATCACACTTTCAGGCACGTTCTCCACGCAGCTAGCCAGCCACATGCTCTCGAACAACGACCCCCTCCAGCTCCCAATCTTGCTCGGCCAATCAAAGCCTGCTTTCACTTTGCGGGGGGCGAGGTTGCCGACGCGAAAGAGATGGAGAGCCGCCGTGCCCATGCAAACCACGATGCTGGGCTTGAAGCGTTCAAGATCAGCGCGAAGCTGTGCGATGCCGCTCTGCACCTCCTCACCTTCCCAGGCCAGCACGTTGAAGCTCGTGGCTGTGACCTGGCTGACGTTGCCCACGAAGCAGCTCGCGAGCGCGATCCCAACGTGACCCAGGGCGCCTTCTAGCAGCCTCGCTGCCTCTCCGCCTAGCGCAACGCCCTGGTGAGCGCTTTCACGGTCGGGAAAATCGAGAACGATGGCGATGCGCGTGGGGCCTTGAGGCTCCAGCGCGGGGAATTGGTTTGGGATCTTGATCATTGAAATCATTCGAGCGAGGCAGAGAATCTCACTCTGCACAGTGATCACTTGCCGTAAGTTCTCACTCCCAACATCGGCTATGGGCGTGTCTCTCTTCCACCACTCGCTCGACCGATCAGCCCCAGTCCGACTATGACGGGGCGAGCCTAGAGCTGATCGTTCGAACGGAGAGCTGGGGTCGCCAGCGCTCACGATCTAAAGTCGCACCTGCAAACTCTCTCTCTCTCTCTCTCTCTCTCTCTCCTAGTAATCCCCGCTCGCGGGCGCTATCGCGCTCCCGTTCGCTCCTCCGGCTCCGGCTGCCGCAAACTTGAAGTTCTGGAACGTCTTGAACTGGCCGTTATCGTCGCGCTTGGCGCCCTTCACTATCGAGAAGCTGCACAGCGCCTGCTTCCCACTGAGTTGCCCCAGCGCCTGATAGATCGCACTCAGCTTATGCCCTCCCGCTTTAGGCAGCAACCCCAGATCCTCTAGCATCCGGCCCACGGTCGCTCTGTCGCGATCCGCTTGCTCGATTTCTTTCGGCTTCGCGTCTCGGCTTGGCTTGAGAGTGCGCGGGAAAGGATTCACCTTGTGCCCCGGCGCTTTCTCGATACCTTGGTCTGTCGTGATAGATTCGTTGATCTCGAAGGGCAGCCTCACCGTCACTTGGCCGTCTTCCTCGTCCGCTACAGGCTCGCCAAAGGTCACTCGCTTGGTCTGTCCCGTAAACTGAGGATCGACTGTGGCGACATAGCAATCCTCGTTCGCCCCCAGCGCTGCCGCTTTCAAGGTCCAGGGACTACTCTGTGTGCTTAGAGACGCACTGAACTGAGATTTACCTGCCATCGCGTCAGTCACAGGCATCGCCGTAGCTGTCGTCTCGCTCCCAGAAGCCGGTGCCGCCGCTGTCGCAGGGGTCGCTTCTGCCGTCGTTGGTTGTGATGTTTCACTCATAGAATCTGAAAATTGTTCACAGCTTTCTCACACAATCGTCGATCTCATTCGCATCGGGCTCCGGAAATCGTCCCGACGACACAAAATCAATCGGAATCCTTCCAGCAGGCGAGAGCGCGTCGGTTCCCTTCGACAGGATATGACACAGCCAGATCGCTTCAGCGTTCAGCAGACAAAGCTCACCGCAGTTAGCTCCGTTCACAAACAGCGTCAGCCGTGTGTGCTTGGCGTTGGTCTCGTTAGCTCTAAGGTGAAGTTTCATGTCTTATGCCTTCGGAAACAAGCTCGGATAAATCTCGTGCCAGTTCACTTTCACCTTCCCGTCGCTCATCTTCTCGCTGATCTTGATCTCTCTCCCCTCCAGATAAGGAATCCTGCACCCGCAGAAAGTCCCTTTCTCGCTCGTCTTGAAGCTCAGCCAGTTCGCACTCTGTGCATCCCGCCACATATAGCTCGGCGCGTCTGTGAACCCCGCCGCGATCTTTCTCACCTTTCCGCACAGATCCAGATCCTTGCTCTCGACCATCGTGTCAGCTTTGCCGACGTATTTCATGCGGAGGCTGGTGAACAGAATCGAGCGCGGTGAAGCGGCCATGAGCGCGTTCCATAGCTCTAAGAACTTGTCGCGCAAGTAGCTGTAGCCGGACCCTTCAGGAAGTTCGAGCACATTATCGCCCGTCCAGTTACGGCCAATGACCGTACTTTTGTAATATGCCGTCGCCCACTTGGTCGCCCACTCCTCAAGATTATCCAACTTATCATGCACGATCACATCGAAGCGCGGAGGCGTCTCAGCCGCAAGCTCACGCCAGAGCTGAAGCAGAAAGTCTATGCGCTTCAGCTTGTTATTCTCTGGCCGCGTGGCATTGATCTCGTTCACTTGCTTGATCACGTTGATCTTGACGCCTGGGAGCCCTTCGCTCCCGTCCTCGTAGTCGAGCCAGAGCGCTTTGGCGCGCATCGTGAGATCGCTCGCGAGTTGACTCTTCCCGACCTTGAAATCGCTGTAGATGAGCAGGGAGCGAGGCTCGGTCACACTAGCAGCGACGGGTGCGCTGGGAATGATGCTGTTGAGGAAGTCGCTCATGAGTTCACCTCGACTTTCACTACCTTGGAAGACTGAACATCAAATTCCTCTCCAGCTATTTCGCCCTCACCTTCTTCAACGCGCAACTTGGCTTCCTCTTCACTTGTAGCCATCACGGTCCATTGCTGTTGACCCTTCGTTTGCACAGCACAAGTCACGAGATATTCGACACGCTTGCTCACTTCCCCCTCGCTTTCAGCATCGCGTCGGCATTATGTCTCGCAGCGTAGTGACGCATTTGCACTTTCGGCATAGCTTGGTCTTGAGTTGTCATAGTCGTCGTCTTTCGCTTTCTCTTTTAGTTGAAGTGAGGCGGGGTGTCAAGAGGTTTGTGGAACTATTTCAAACTCACGCTTATTCCACGCTATCTCCAAGATCCCTAGACAAGGTTTCAGCTTCACATATTCATGGGGTTAAAATCGTTGCCCCTAAAAGCACCTGAGCTAAGCCAAGCCATGCGATCTTTCTCGCTCCGCTGCTCACACACCTCACGATAACAGCACCCCTTCCCCCACGTGCACTCCAGCGGCGCTCCCGTCATCGGTGGCGGCTCGCTGTGATGCGCACAGGCAGTGAGCCAGAGCCCAATGACCTTCAGCGCGTCGCGCTTGGCTTCCTCGATCTGCTCGTCAGTGTAGCTGATGACCCAGCGATAGAACTCATGCCTGGGGAGGCTCTTCGCTGTCACCTTCGCGAGTGGCGCTCTGAGCACCACCAGATCCACTACATTCTCGCGAATCGTGCCCCACTCGCGGTCGCTAAAGAGCCAATCATACATCTTGAGCTGATGCCCCATCTCGAACTCTTTGCGCTTCATTTCAGGGTCGCCGAGCTGCGTGGTCGATTTCGTGTCCTTCACGGCACAGTGCCCGTGTCGCCCGCGTCGCCAGATGCCGTCGCCCTTGCCTTGCCACTTGACTCGGCACTCTTTCTCGACGCGATGCTCCTTGCCCATACCCATCAACGTCTCGGTATAGAGCACAGTTCCCAGCTCCTTCTCCGCACTCACCTCGCTCGCCATGATCTCAAAATCCTCGCTAGGATATTGCTGGCAGTAAAGACCGACAGCCTCACGACATCTTCCCGAATGTAGCCACTCGTCATCTTGAAGCACCGCGCCCGCAAAAGCTTTCTCAATCTCCGCGTCCATCGCGCTCTGACTCACCTTCTCCCCCCGCATCATCGCCTTTTGTCTCACGTCCAGCGCGGCGTGCAGAGCGCCGCCGAAGCCCAGATTGCGTTGCCAGCCAGAGGGCACGCGGGAAAGCGAAGTTCGCGTTGCCTCGTAGCGCATACACTTCAGAATCCCGCTCAGCGTCGTCGCATCACAGCGAAACACACCCTCCTCGCGCACGCTTTTGGGCAGCCACATGCTCATGTCGGTAAATGGTGTCACGCCGGATTCTCCTCTCTCACCTTCTTCGCCCTCTCCAGCACCTCGCTCAAGCTCTCGATGGGCTCTTCCACCACGCGACGCTTTCTCCTGAGTCGAGCCTCGTGAACCAGAGTCGATAGGCTTTTCCCTTTCACAATCTGATCCCGCACCAGCGCAACCAGCGGAGCCTCAGGAGACATGTCAGGCGGGGTGGTCATAAGCGCGCGACAGTGAGCTTGGTCTTGCATTTCGGGCAATCTAAGACTCTGAACGTATCTGCATCCCCCGTGTAATCCCGTCGAACTTCCTCACGAGTATCGGCAGGTACATACTCAAGTGTCACACCGCAATTATGACACACGGTCTGCTTTACCACGTTAGGGCTTAGCGGAACATCTATTATACGAATAGCCATGGCGTGCTACGCGCTCTTGCTCTGCGCCTCTGCCTCAGCCACCGGCAGCGCAAACTGCTCCGCCACTACGCGGGGCTTTCGGGGCTTCTTGCCTCCGTTGACAGCGCGCGCTTTGACGATGCTCTTCGGCCCCGTGGTCAGTGTGTCCACGATGTGCTTGCTTTGGGCAATGCTCAGCAACACAATCAAATCCGCTCTCTGTGCTGCCGCCAGCGTGTCATGTTCGCTCCCATCGCCAGCCACGAACTTGGTCGTAGCGGGCACTAGCTTTCTGGTAATCATTCTCTCTTCTCGCTTTCTGTTGTTAGTTGTTTCGCATCACCACACAGTTTCTGTGCTACGCCCTCCACCGCGCCTCGAAAGCGTGGTCTTAATCACTTGAATGACTTCGACTGTATTCATGTCGCATACCTCGATCCCTCCCGCACCCGCCGCTTCCACTCAAAATTCTCTTCCTCCTTGGCTCTGTCTCGCTCTCGCTGCTCATCGCGCTCCCCCAGCTCGCACAGCACCGCGTCTTCCAGCCTCTCGAAAGCGTCTCTTAGCGTCACTCCGCGAGTCCCAGCGTTCGCCCTCTCGCTCTCGCACGGCCCGAAGCCGCAGTAGAGCTGCACGCCGTTGTCCTGGCAGTCGAAGAAGACCAGGGGGGTCAGACACGTTGGACAACGATGGATAGGGTTCATGCTCTCGCGATCTTCAGCCACGCTTGGCGCTCACTGAGCTTAGCTTTCACGGCGCAAACCCCTAAAATACTCATCCCTCGTCCTCTGTTCTTCCAGCGCCGCTCTGTCCACAGCCTGCCTCATGAGCGCGAAAGCTTCGTTGATCAAAAGCGTGGAAAGCTTAGGCGCACTCGCGAGATCCTCAGTCCAGACTCGTCCGCACTTCTCACACCCCCTTAGAATCTGATCTAGCACGCCTTCAGCCGGGATGCTGGCGCGACCACAACACTGGTCATGGCTGAAATGTTCGGCTCTCTGGTCCGCGTATCGAATGATCGCTTCCCACTCGCTCTCGGTGGGCGGGGTGCCTGCAATCTTAAGTTCTTCGTAGAGTGTCATAGTCCAACCTTTCTACACGCTTTGAGCGCGACTGTCAAGAGGGTTTTAGCTCTCCTCCGCTCGGTCCGCATTTCCCAGCCACGAAATCCAGCCAGCGAGTGCGATTTAGCAACCAAGTCAAGCAATTCCTCCACTGCATCGTGCGCCAGATCAGCGCAATTGCTCTTGCGATACAGATAAATCACCGCCCAATGTGACTGCCCATAGCAACCGCCCGTATAGCTATTGTCGCCGGTCTGATAATTCCAGCCACTCAATTCGTTGTCGGTGCTGACTGTGACCAGCATTCCAGGCAGCTTGTCGTCCGGATCATCGCTGGCCCGATAATCATCGCCAATGTCTTTCTTCAGTGCCTTGAGCAATCGCGTAATCTCGCGCTCAAAGCGCTTGGCTGTGCGTTCTAGTTCTGGGAGTGGAATAGGGATGAGTTTTGTCATAGTGCTGTCATCATATCACTCCCCGCGCCCCTGTCAAGCGGTTTGTGAAGATATTTCGCGTCATGGCTCGCATTACCTTCTTGACACTGGCTGCGCCCGGTCAAAGCTTAAGCAGAGGTCATAGCTGCTCGCCCCGTTCTGGCATCACGCTGGAGCGGGGTTTCTCTTCTCACCCATCACATGAAAGCCTATCGTTACGTTGATATCCACTACGCTCCGCCTTTAGACCAGTTTGAACACCCATCGGGACTTGGTTCAATCGAGATCAGGTTAGATCTCGCCAGCCTCTCGCGCTCCGCTTGGGGCTTTTTCGCTTTCAGGGGCTTGACTCAACTCATCTCGCGAGCTTAACTTATCCTCACATTCGGATGAATTGATATGCCAACTCTCGACATAGCGGACGGCAGATTATCATCTAAGTCCTTGCTCCGCTCACAATCACGTTCCGCCACAAGCTACGCTTGGCACAAAGCGACTTATCACAAAGAGGTTTTGCCGCGAATTCGAAAGCTCGCAATGAGCTTTTGGCGCGATGCTATCAAGACTCAGGATCCTGGATTGCGCTTGGCACTGAGCAAGGAATATCGCGAGCTTAGTGAGATGCGCAGGCAATTGCTAGGGTTTCCAGGACCAGGCAAGCGTCGCGATGAGTCTGACAACGAGCGCTCCGCCAAAGCACAACCAAGCGTGATTGAGCTTGTCGCGAGTGAAGAACAGAAACCGCTTGACAACGCGAGTGTGCAGAGCTAATCTGTTCGCACTATGACAAATCAAAACGCAGTTTCACCTAATGTTCATGCGGCTTTTCGCATGTCAACCTACTCATGTTCTCACATTGACGCCAAGCGCGCGCACAAGATTCGTCTCGCGCATCTGAAGCGTTCTGAACATGAGACATTGCGTAGCGTGCAAGGGAAAGTGAAAGGATTCGCGATATGAGCGCGCTCAATGTTCACGATTATCAGTCCGAGGAAAAGCGATGGCGTGAAGCTCTGTTAGGACACCACGCGCAATTAGCTTTGGTATCTGAGTCAGACGAGATACACGTTGCAAGCGCGTCATTGCGCAAAATCCCGCGCGGTTTGCACGCGCGTTCAGTT